TTAATAATAAGAATTGTTATTTTGGTATTTCAGCATCTCAAAATATTTCAGATATTCATGTATTGAATGCACTGTTAGTTAAATCATTACCTAGTACATTTGAAGAAGATATTGATGGTACTGTAGCTAATCCTTTATATGGATATCTCTATATTGTAGTTCCAAGTACATTTACATTCTCTATTACTAATAATGGTGTAAATGTTAAAAATGAATTTACAAAGATTAGATCAGAATTAACACCTGATAAAACTACACAATTAGATGTTTATAGAACATCTGAAATTAAATATTTGGATTCTCCAAATCATTTTAACATAGTAATAAGTTAGAAAAATGAGTGATATATTAACTGGTTTTAACATGCAAGGAAATGATCCTATTGATGATAGGATTGTTTCCAAAAGTAATTTGGAGACATTAGAACAATATCTTAATAGAGTACCTGTACAAAAAAGATATTATGGTCTAACATTCTTTGCTTTAGATAAAAATAATGAGTTAAGAAAGTACACTTTTCAAACCAGTTTAATAGAACCTACTATTGATGATGATGAAGAAGAAATTGAAAGAATTGATAAAGAATTACAAGAACATGTAAGTAATAAAGCAATTCATAAAACAAGTGAAGAAATCAGATCTGAAATAGTAGATGCAGATATTCCTGATACAATAGCTAGAGTTCAATGGACTTTAGATCAAATTAACACAGCAGTTATTAATCTTATTGGGGGAGCATCTGATGAATACAATACTTTAAAAAGAATTCAAACAAAAATTGAAGAGCTTAGAGCTGAAATGGAATCTCAATTATATGGAGATGATGGAGGCACAGTTTTAAAAACCTTAGAACAAGCTCTTAAATTTTTAAATCAGTATAAAGATTTTATTGTAGATATTCCAGATAATTTTGTTAGTAAACAAGATATAGTGGACAATTTAACTACTGATGATCCTACTAAAGTATTGTCTGCTAAACAAGGAAAAGTATTAAGTGATACTCTAACTAATTATTTTGAATCAGCTATGCAATCTATCAGAACTGAAACTGATAGAGCTATTAATGCTGAAAATAGAATAGAAACTAAACTAGATAAAGAAATAGAAAGATCTACTAATGAAGATATTAGAATAGATAATAAACTAGACTCTGAAATAAATAGATCTATAGCAGAAGATGATAGATTAGATAAAAAGATAGATGCAGAAACAACTAGAGCAACTACAGCTGAATCTAATTTAAATACTAAAATTGAAACTGAAACTGATAGAGCTGAAGGAGAAGAATCTAGAATTGAAACAAAGTTAGATAATGAAATCACTAGATCTACAAATAAAGATACTGAACATGATAATAGAAACTTCAAGCATTAGAAGGACAAACTCATGAACAGAATACTGATTTAGGAACAACTAATTCAACATTTCAATTAAAATATAATACTGGTAATAAGATTAAACATGAAAGTGATGCTATCTCTGTTAGAAATGCAGCTGATACTGATTATGTTAATTTTATTGCTAAAAATGCTACATTTAAAGGAGATCTTTTAGTAGAAGGTCAATCCTTTGTTACAGAAGCAGAAACTGTAGAAATAAAAGATAATTTACTTTTATTAAACAAAGGTGAAGTAGGAGCTGGAGTTACTAAAGGAATTGCAGGATTAGAAATAGATAGAGGAACAGAACCTAACTATTTTATTATTTTTGATGAGTCTGATAATAGATTTAAAGCAGGAGTAGAAGGAGATCTTTGGAACCTAGCTTTAAGAGAATCAGATGATAATATGTTAGATGGATATTTTATTAGTTGGAATAGTAAAGATAAAATATTATCCACAACTAATATTGTGAATGAATCTACTCCTTTATTATTTGGAAGAACTGATTATAAGCAATATTCAGGAAATAGAACAGATCCAGATGGTAATTATAGTTCTTATGCTTTTATAAGTGAAGCAGAAGGTAATCATTTATATAATTTTAGTGGAAGTAGTAACTGGAATATAGATACAGATAAAATTAATTTTAGATTTTGGAAACCATTACTAGGAACTACATTTAAAAGAGCATCTGATAATTCAGAAGTATTATATCATGCAGATATAGTTAATAATTTAACATCTGGTGGAACAAATAAAGTATTATCTGCAGAACAAGGTAAATTATTAAAAAATTCTATTACTAGTATACAAGGTTCTTATTTACCACTTTCTGGTGGTACAATGACTGGATCTATCATTTTTCCCAATCGAAAGGGTATTTTTGGAACTTTGACTAATGGAACTAGTAATATCAAAATAGCAGTAATTAATGCTAATAATAATGTTGAAATTGGAAATTCAAATACTCCATTAATGTTAGTATCCAATTCCACTGATTTAACACATTATAGAGATAATAATACTTATAAAATATGGGATAAATTAAATCTCCCAGATCCAGCCACATTATCTGGTAATAATGTATTTACTGGCAATAATACCTTCCAAGCAGGTAAATTTAATGTAGGCCCTTTTGAAGTTACAAGTAGTGGAAGTTTGTTGTCAAATATAAATTTACAAGAAGGAAGTGCATGGAGTAGAAGTCTTACATTTAGAGCTAATAGTGATAATACTTCAAAGTCTATATTTGGAGGATATAATTCAATTGATAATACTAGTGCTGGATATGCTTATATAGGTATAGGAGATGTTAATTATAGTACAGCACAATATAAATTTTATAGTAATCAATTCTCTGTATCTAATACAATGATAATTCCAGAAAGTTCATTTAGAATATTTACTGGAAACATGACATTACTTTATTACAATAAATCTAACAAAAATGTACAGCTTGGTCCCAGTGATTCTGGTATGTCACTAGAATTACTAGCTCAGAATTTATATCATACTAAATATGATTCAGCATCATCTACATGGAAAAATTATACTATATATTCTGAATATAACCTAACTAATCCAGTAACATATACTACAAATGCATATAATCATGCAACATTAAAAAATAAAGATGGACAGTATTTTACTTATATTAAAGCAGGAACTAATGGGTTATTGCCTCATTCTAAAGCTACATTAACTAGTGGAGGATCAGGTTCCCTTGGGACTTCAGATCAGAGTTTTAATGCTGCATATATAAACAACTTACATACAAATAAAGTAACTTTTGGAGATGCTGGTCCATATATAATTGGTAGTACATCTGCTACACAGTTTTTAAATGCAGAAGGAGATGTTCAAAAAGTAGCTACTGGAGGATTATATGTAGGAATAAGTTATGCCAGTGATGCTTTAAATTTAGTACCTACTAATGGAATATATTCTAAAGGAATTATATATATTGAAAATGGAATAGGATTTAAAAATAGTATTTGGACAAATGATTTAACTCCAAATAGAAATTATAGTGGATATTTACAAGTATTAGATGCTTATTATGATGCTGCCAATGTTGGAGGTCCTACTAACTATGGAACTGTATTACAAATAAATTCAAGAATAGATCATTGGGCAAATCAATTATGGTTTGGTAATAATGATAATATGTATCTTAGGAGGATGAATTATGGCTCAACAACATATGGAAAGTGGAATAGGTTATTAACAAATAAAGATGTTAATATATTATCAGCATCTTATAAGAATGATCCAAATAGTTTACCTATTAATCAAATATTTTATGCTGAAACTCATGATGTTACTGGAACTCCAACAGATAATGGATTATTATTTAGTGTTCAAGGAAATGATGAAGGAATTCAATTATGGGCAAGTTCTACTAGAACTGAACTTTATTATAGAACTAAATGGACATCATTTGGAAATTGGATTAAACTAGTTACCACATCTGATTTAAATAGTTATTTAACTAAAACTGAAGCTAGTACTTTATATTATCCTTATAATGGAAGAGGGTATCTTTCTATCACTTCCACTGGAAAGCCTGTTATGAGTAATAATCAAGGATATGCTGTAAAAGACAAGGATGGGAATGAAAGAGAAGTACTATGGATGGGAACTGATAATACTTTAAATTTAGGGAATACTTCTCAATATACCTTAAACATATTAAATCTCAGATGTACTACTCTTACTCATAATGGCAATAAAATAGCTACACAAAATTATGTCACTAATCAATTATCTAATTATCTTCCTCTAACTGGAGGAACATTATCAGGCAATTTAACTATAAATACAGTTGGAAGCACAACTCTTGTAATTAATAATAATGACACTAATGGATCTGAAACTTTTATGAGAGTTCTTAGAAAGGGAACTAATTCAGCTGCAATAGGATTCAGGGATAGTCTAGGTGCTTATATATATAATTATAATTCTAACAAATATTTATTTATAGATAATGATGGATATGCTAGAATTGGTACAACTTCTGACAGTACTAGATTAGCTTTAATTACAGATATTCCTACTGTTTCTGGATATTTACCTTTGTCTGGAGGAACCATGAGTGGTAATATTTCTTTTAATGGAGGTACTGGACATATAGTGGTTGGTGTAAGGGAAACTTCTAATTTTGTAAGTGCAGTATCTTTTAATAAAGGTTCTGCAACAAATTCAGCATACATTGGTTATCACTCAACAGGAGGATCAGATAGTTCTGGAGCATTAGTATTAGTTCCATATCCAACTTCTGCTAATCCTTGGGCTAAAACAGTAGGATTATATATCGCTAAAAATGAATTATTACTTGATGGTAAGACTATAGCGACAACAGATCAGATACCATCTATACCAAGTATCTCTATATCTAATAGTGGTTCTGGAAATGCTGTTACATCTATAACAGCTAATGGCCATACATTAACTGTTACTAAAGGAGCTACATATTTAACTAGTTCTGCATTAAATGGATATGCAACACAAACTTGGGCTAATGGACAGTTTGCCCCATTATCAAGGTTTAATACTAGTACAGGATATACTACTATAAAAGTTACTGGACAAGAATTTAACTTTGATTCTGCTAATCCTGAAATATTTATGAATTATAGAACTCTATCAGGTTCTACTGCTGTTACAAAAATTACTTGGAAAGGAGGTTCCAATTCAACATTATGTGAAGGAAGATGGGGTAATTTATATATGAATAATACTTTGGTAGCAACTCAAACATGGTCTAATTCTCAATATCCACTTAAAACAGGAACAGGTGCTAGTGGAACTTGGGATATCAATATCTCTGGGAATGCATCAACAGCCTCTGCAGCATCTAAATTAGGCTCTACTACAATAGGAGGATCAGCTAAACCTATATATTTAAGTTCTGGAACACCAACAGCATGTTCTGCAACAGTAGGTTCTGCTACAGTTCCAGTATACATGAATGCAGGAACAATCACTCAATGTTCTACTACTTTAGGAGTTTCTATTACTGGTAATGCTGCCACTGCAACAAATGCTACTCAATTAGGAGGTACAGCAGCCAGTTCTTATGTAAAAGCTAATGATAATATTAGTAGATTAACTAATGATAGTGGTTATACTACACAAGAATGGGTAAATGGACAAGGATTTCTAACTTCAGATAGTATATTAGATAAATTTGTACCAACTACAGGAGGATATATAAGAAATAGTGACCAAGTTTTATTAAGACTACAAAGAACAGGAGTTTCTACAGGTACTAGCAGGACTATAGAGATGTACTTTGATGATTCTAATACTGATGGAACAAGTACAACTCCTAAAGGATCAATAGGATATGATTCTGAAGTAGGAATGTTTTTATATTCAGCTAAATCAAAAAAATTTTTAGCAATGGAATATACTGGAAGACCTTTCTATGGAACTCCTAAAAATAGATATTATTTATTAGGCTCTAATACAGAATATCATAATTTAGATGGATATCAAAGAATTGGAGATATAATGATACAATGGGGATATTTCACAGTTCAAGGAAATTCAACAAGAGCAGTAAATTTTCCAGTTTCATTTACTAATACTGTCTGGTCAGTGACTGGATCCTGGGATAATACTGCTACTGGTAGTCAAGAAAACTGGGGATTTACTGACTATACAAGTTCTGGATTTACAATAATTAATGGAGATGGAAGTAGTAGAGTTTTTCATTATATAGCAATAGGACCTTTTACTAGAAATTAGAATCAATTAAAATAAAATTTAAGTGATGGTAATATATAATACAAAAGAAGAAGCTAAGGCAGTTCTAAGAAATAAAGAATTGCCTTTTGGAGCTTCTATAATTTTAAATACTAAAGATGGAGATTTATTAGGTGTTCAAGGTAAATCTAAGATGAAATTTTTAGATATGAATACTTTACCTCCTACAGATGGAAAATCTAATCAAGTTCTTAAACTGGATGAAAATGGTAATGTAGTTTGGGCTGCTGATGATATGAGAGATATTGTAGATGATTTAATTAGTACTGATACAGATAAAGCTCTTAGTGCTAATATGGGTAAATATCTACAAGATAATAAATTAGATAATGCATTAATAGAAAAAAAATCTTTTATTATCAGTCATGTATTAGAAACTAAAGATAATGCTTTAAATATTACTTCAGGATATATTACTTATAATAAAACTAATAATAGTTTTTCTTCTGAAAGTATTAACACTGTCTTTCCTGTTGCTTCTAGTAACACTACAGGAGTGATGAGTATAGATCATTATAATTTGTTAGCTAATATTGTAACTAATGCTAGTACTAATATAACTGGTATAGTGCATAAATTAACTAATTTTAGTTATTCAACTAATACTGTTAGTCATAATGCTTCTATGTTATATAAAGCTAGTACTGGAGCTTGGTCAACTACAACAATTACACATACTATTAATCCAGCAACTACAACTACAGCAGGAGTAATGACAGCTGCAGATAAAGTTAAACTAGAGAATACTATTAGTGCAACAACTACTGCTACTCCAGATACTTTAGGATTAGTTAAACAAGCTGCTGATCTAACAGATTTACAAGCTGATACTGATCTAGAAGGTGTTAAAGCTCAATTTAATCAATTATTGGCTAATTTAAGAGCTGCTGGTATAATGTATCAAACTCCACAACCATAAGATTATGAGTAAAGTATTTTATAATAGTAAATTAGCTAAAACAATCTTATTTAAAGGATATAGTACAATTATGTTGTTTGGCTACATTTTTACAAAGAAAGAAAGTTTAATGCCCTCATCTCTAAGGCATGAATTAATTCACTGTGAACAATATAAAGAGTGTATTATAGCTTTCTTAATTCCATTTGCTATATTATGTATATTTTATAGTTGGTGGTGGTTACCTGTCTATTTTTTAATGTATTATATTATATATGGAGTAGAATATTTAATATCTTTAATATATAATATATTTAAAACATTAATCAAAAAAGAAAAATTTGATATATCAAAAATTAATCACAAAGCATATAAAGCATCAGCCTTTGAGATAGAAGCATATGAAAATGAAGAAGTAGAGGACTATTTAGATCATAGAAAAGGCTTTGCTTTTATAAAATATTATGGAAAGCTATAAAGAATAGCTATAGTAAATTGTATAGTTTTTAAAAATTTTGAATATTTCTCATCTAAACATAGTATCTTTGTATTGGAATTAATTGGCCAATACATAAACTAACTAACTAACAACTTAAATTTTAAAACAATGGCAAGAAGTTTAGATGATGCTGCTTCTAAGGGAGTAGCTGGTGCAGGTCTTGGATTAGGTATAGCAGGTACAGCTCTAGGTTTGTGGGCATTAGTAAAAAATGGTGGTAATCTTTTAGGTGGTATTGGTGGTGGAGAAACCATTATAGCTAATAACACTTTAGGATATGGTGCTGCTGGTGTAAGTGGATTTGGATATACTCCTTCACTGAAGTATACATGTCTGCTAAACAATGTGAAGATAATGTTTTATTGACTAGAGCAATCTATGATACTAGAATCAAAGATTTGCAAGAGAAAACTGGTATTTATAATTATTTCAATGACAAGTTCTGTCAAGTTGAAAAACAGGTTGCTGCTTTAGAGCAAGCTAAACCTTATGAGCAAAAGATTTTGGAATTGCAGTTCCAATTGGCTCAAAACCATTCAGATAGATATACTGATAAGAAAACTTGTGGTGTAATCTATGGAGTAAATGTATTACCTGAGACTCCAGTAGTAACAGGTTATGAAGGAGCTAATGGTCCTTGGGGATCATGTGGTTGCCCTAGAGTAGCTGCTTCTTCTAGTACTCCTACTGCATAATTAATTGGGGAGATTAAGTTCTCCCCTTTTTAATCTTATATTACTATGAAAAATATTGCAGAACAGTTAGCAGAACAAGCTCAATTAGCACAAGAAAAGTTAGGACAATTAACTAATAATAATATTCAGAAATTGCCTAAATCAGTATCTGAAGAAATCTTAGTAGAATTATCTAGTGTTTCTGAATCAGATATGTTGACTATGAATTCAATACCTGAATTTGTAGAAGCTAATAATCTCTATAATCAACATTTTCAATTGTTTCTTCTTAATAAATTTAAAGAAGAATTTAGTTCTACTAGAGAAGGTAGATTAATTTCTGAAAATTTATTGAAGGTAATTAAAGATTGTAAATCTAAAGCAGTTGAAATTAATAAACAAAAATTAGAAGATTTAGAAGAGTATAAGAAACATCAATTTGAATTTGAACAATGGTTAAAAGAAAGGAATAAATTATGATATCAGATGTAGAAATTTTTAAACAAATAGCTCCTAGATGGATTAAAAATATTATAGTTCAACTAACAGGAAACAATTTTGGTACTAAACTAATGCTTCCTATAGTAGATGAAATAGTTGAAAACAAAATAGGTTCTTTTATTAGTTTACTAGCAGATGCAGAAGGTAATCTACATCTTGATAGGTTATTAGATAAATATCTCAAATTAATTGATGAGACTGGAGGATTTAAATTTAAACTTGGAGATCTTCCTAATGTTCCTAAAGGTTTAGCTAATTTGATTAGTAATAAAACATATGAGATTGAAAGATCTGATCTAGAATCTCTAAAAACCTTATTTAATAATGCTAAAAATGAACAAGTTAAAACAGATCAGTTATGAGACATTTGATGAGTAAACTATTTGGAACCTCTGGATATGATTCAGATATGTTTAGTGATCAATTCAAACAAGACTTTGAGAACAAAGGCTTTAAGAATATGAGAAACTATAATGATGATATGAATATGTCTAGAAGATATTCTAATAAACCATTTGAGCAAGAGACTATGCATAATAGATTTTCTGAGAAAAGTGGTAAAGAAAAAGAATATTGTGATATTAAAATGATGGAACATGTTAAAGAACATGGATATCATTTAGATAAAGAAATGCTTGAATGTGGTCTGCTTCTATTAGATTTTGAAGATGATGAGCCTTGGTCAGTTGAAGAAACTGAAAGAGCTAGGAAAAATAATAATCTACATTTTACTGGAGAATTTTCTTCTGTAAATAGGTATGATTTTAATTTTATTATGAATAAGAAGAAAGCTAAAGAAAAATATGAGGGTAAGTCTATTAATGAACTTGCTTATAATACATATAAATCTTTAACTGATGATTCTTTTCCATATCCTGAAGCTAAGGCATATTTTATTTTCTTGACATATCTATATGGAACTATGGCAGAAAAACATAAACTATTCAGGTAATTGTTCTTGGATTTTGTTTAATGAGCCCTCTATCTTAATTGATAGGGGGCATTTTTTGTTTTATATAAATTTTTAAGTTATGAAGTTAGTTTTAAAAAGAATAAATAATCAAGATAACTATTGTGAAGGTAAATTATATATTGATGGTATATATCAATGTGATGTAATTGAAGATACTGATAGAGCATTAACTAATGAAATGTCTATTACAGAAATTCAATCTAAAAAAGTATATGGAGAGAGTATATGGAGAAACTGCTATTCCTAAAGGAACTTATCAAATTACTTTAGATGTAGTAAGTCCTAAATTTAAAGATAGGTCTTGGGCCACTTTCTGTGAAGGTAAACTTCCTAGACTATTAGATGTTCCTGGATTTGAGGGTGTTTTAATACATACAGGAAATGAAGCATCCAATTCCCTTGGCTGCCTTCTAGTAGGACAAAAAACTAAAGATGGTTGGGTTTCTAACAGTACTCAGACTTTTAAAGATCTCTATTATAAGCTTAAACAGGCTACAGATCAAATAACCATAACAATAGAATAATATGAATATAAAATGGAAGTTATACTTAGGAGTATTTATAGTACTCTTAGGTTTAATATGTACTATTAGTTTTCAAGCTAAATATATTAAAAAACAGAAAGCTAATATAGAAAGATTGTCTCATAATCAAGAAGCTCTCACTACAGAAATAATTAATTTCAAAACTAAAGATTCTCTTAATGCTGCTACTATTAAATCTTTAATAGTAACCACCAATGAATTTAAACATATTAATGATGATTCTAAAAAACATATTAATGATGATTCTAAAAAACAAATAGAGGCTCTAAATATTAAATATAAGAGACTTTTAAAAGTTAATCAAACAATCACTCAAGAGAATCAAAACCTCCTCTTAAATAAGGTAATAGACACCTTATATCTTAAAGACACAATCATAAAAACAATAAAAGCAACATATAGATCTCCATATCTAGATTTAGATGTTATAGATTTAGGTAAACAATATAAAATAGAATATCAATCTAGAGATACTATAGATCAGATATTAGAAAATATTCCTAAGAAATTCTTATTTATAAAATATGGAACAAAAGGATTCAAAACAACATATGTAAATAGAAATCCTAATGCTAAGATTACAGGAGCAACAGATTATATATTTAAAAACAAAGTTTGGAAAAAGCTATAAAATGTTGTATCTTTGTAAATTAATTTAAATAAAATAAAATGAGGACAAGAGAACTAATATTTAGAGTATTACAATTCTTATCTATTAATTCAGATGATTCTATTCAGGACTTTTCTGAAGAATATATTTATAATGTTTTAATAGATAAAAGAGCTTTTCTTCTAAAGCAACATTACAAAGATGCTAGAAAGTCTGTACCTAGGTCTTGTTATCAAACATTAAATGTTCCTTTAGAAAAAATTAGAGTTGTTCCTGATCTAAAATATTCAGAAGTATTATTAAGATCAGTGGATAAAATACCTGAAATGGTAGATTTTGCACAAGAAGCAGGAGTAGCTACTACTATTATAATGAGTACAGATTATACAGCAATTCCTTTTAATTTAGTTACATTTGAAAGATTGCCTTCTGTAGGTTCAAATAGATGGACAAAAGATCTATTATATGTAGCATTAGGAAATGAGAGATTATATTTAAAATCTTTTAATTCATCTTTTACTAATCTAACTAAAGTCTTAATATTTGGAGTTTTTTCTGATCCTTCTCAAGTGTATTATGCTAATGGAAATGAAGGAGATTATTATGAAGAAGAATTTCCTATTAATAATTCTATGGTAGATCCTATTATTAAATTAACACTAGAAGAACTTACTAGAATTCAAAGACCTAAAGATGTTGTTAATGATGGAGAAGGAATTGAGGATCAAAGATCTAGAGTATAATTATGAGTGAACAAAGAGAGCATAAATTTAAAAATTCATATAGTTGTAAAGACTATTGGAGATATTATTGTAAAAATTGTAAACAAATTCCTTATGAGAAATATAAAGAGATATTAGATTTTATCATGGAACAATATTCTCTTCTTATTTCTGAGAAAGCTATGGATATAAAATTTCCTTATAGATTAGGACAAATTAGAATTAGAAAACATTTTAAAAGTCCTAAATTTGAAGATGGAGAACTAATTAATAATCTTCCTATTAATTATAAAGCTACTAAAGAATTATGGGAATCTGATCCAGAAGCTAAAAAAAATAGACAAGTAATATATCTTTTAAATCAACATTCTGATGGTTACATGTATCAAATTAGATATACTGTTTCAGATATTGCTAATAGATATGATAAACTAAGATTCTTAAAATATAAACCAGCTAGAATAATGTCTAGACAATTTTCTAAAAACATTAGAGAGCATAAAATAGATGCATTAGAACAAGAAAAATATGAGATATGTAAAATTGATTGAACTGTTAGATAGACTTAAAAGTAATAATATAATGGCTGATTTAAATTATGAAGCAGTAGTAATTTATGTTACTGATTTCTTTCAGATATTAAACTCTCCAAAATTACTTAAAGATTATAAAACAGATTCAGATATAGAGATAAAAGATTACATGGGCAAGTTACCTTGTAATTTTGTTAAAGAAGTACAATTAAGAATGAGGTATCATAATAATGATAAAGCTTTCATTCCAATGAGAAGATCTACAGATACATTCCATCCTACAGGAAAACAATATTGTTATCAAGAAGGTCCATCTGATTTAACTTATACAATCAATAATGGAATGATTTATACTTCCTTTAGAAATGGATTTGTTGAAATGGCATATAGAGGTATAGTAGTAGATGAGGATGGAATGCCTATGGTTCCTGAAAACTTTGCTATTATGAGAGCTTTAATTGATTATATTAAAGTTCAATATTATACTATACTAGTAGAAAATATGAGAATGCCTTATCAAGTACTTCAAATGGTAGAACAAAGATATGCTTGGTCTATTGGTAGAGCTAGTACTCAATTACATCAAATGTCATTAGATGAAGCAGAAAACTTTACAAATATAGTTAATAGACTTATTCCTGATTTAAAACAACATGATAAATATTATGCATCATTAGGAAGTAAGGAATATTTAAGAACACAATAATATGGGAATACCTAAGATTGAAAAACATTTGATTAAGGGAATTAATCAAGATATCTCAAAATCTAAGTTTAGCAATGAATATGCTTATGAGATAAGAAATGCCAGACTATTAGCTACAGACAGTCAAACTACTTTTGCTGTAACTAATGAGAAAGGTAATAAAGAATATATTGTAACAGATGACAAAGGAAATACTTTAGCAATTAAAGGAATCATATTAGGACATTGTGAAGTTAAAAATTATATAGTATTATTTACACATCAAGAAAATCCTGCTATTGATAGAATTTATAGAATAGATACAGAAACTAATCAAATGATTACTATCTTAGAAGGAAATATGAATTTTAATATTCAACATAAGATAGAAACCATAGGATGGTATGAATCTGATTCTATTATAAAAGTATACTGGATAGATGGTTTAAATCAACCTAGATATGTGAATATAGCAGATGGAGCTGAGAATGATATTAGTGTTATAGATTTTGTTCCTGAAATTGGCTATGGTAATATTGAAGTTAGCCAAACTACTGGAGGTTTATTTAAAGCAGGAATGATTCAATATGGATATAATCTATATAGAAAATATGGAGCTCAATCTAAACTTAGTGGTTTAAGTGAATTATATGCTATTACTAGTACAGGTAAAGGATATGAAAAAGATACTAATGTTCCTGTGGCTTTTAATATAACAGTAAATGAAATTCCTGAACAAGGATTTTCTAATATAAAATTATATAGAATACATAGGACTGAATATAATAGTCTTCCTAAGATTAATCTTATATATGATGGTCCTATAAAAGGTGGAAATGAATTTACTTATAAAGATAATGGTTTAGTATCACTAGAAGATGTATCATTAGAACAATTAACTTTTTTAGGATCAGATTTTTTAATTCCTAATTGTATTGCTCAACATTCAAATAGATTAATATTTGCTAATTATAAAGAAGAACATAATAATCTACAAGATTTAATAGATCCTAATGGTAAATATAATTTTCAAGGAGCAGAAGAACTAAGCAATGCCAGTCCAAACTTTATTAAATATAGTATAGGGGCTGAAACTCAAATTATAGATACTTATACAATATTACCTGCTGAACAACAAAATTTCACTCAAGATGTTAATAGCACTTCAGTTGCTGCTAATGAAACATGGAAAGGTAATATACAATCTAGTTTAAAATATAATCCATATCAAAATGATCAAAAAGGAAAAATTAAAACTTCTTTTAAAAGAGGGGAAACTTATAGATTTGGAATACAATTTTGTGATAAATATGGACAATGGTTAGAAGTAATATATCTAAAAGATGTTTATATACCTAGAGGAATAAATAATATCAAATCTAATCCTAGAGGTGGATTAGAATCTTATACAGAAGCTCCTTTTAATGAAATTGAAAATGGATTAAATGTTAACATATCTGCTAATTATTCTAGAGTAACTTTTACAATTCCCATAAGTTTATGTAAGATACTAGTACAAGACTTTGGAATAGTTAGAGCTAGAATAGTTAGAGTTAAAAGAGATACTTCAAATTCTAGTATACTGTCTCAGGGTATATTAACTCCCACCATCTTTCAAAGAACTCAAAGAGACACTGGTTTTTGGGCTATGCCTGATTATTTAACTAGAAATATGGGAATTAATAGTCCTGATAAAAAGACAGTAGCTACTTCTAGTAAAATGCCTACACATGCAATATTTCCAGCTAAAGGAGTATTTCAGCCTTTATGTGGAAAAGCAGATTTAACAGTTGGAGTATTAGGTAGTCCTGATAGTTATGTATATGATAATATAGAATTTGATGCAAAAGATTCAACTTTTTATAATCCTGTAAGTATTATAGCAGATACTACTGATTCTAACTATTGTGTTTATGGAGATAGTAGTATTGTAAATATGTGGTCTCCTGAAATATCTTTTCCAGATCAACCAAAATTAGATTTAAACTCTTGTGAAATTAAATTAGTTGGAATAACAACTAATAGGTGGACATTATCATCTTCCACAACATTAGACACTACTAATAATAAAAATGTAACTGTTAGTGCTAGTATTCCAGGATATGAAGATAGAATTTTAACTTATCTTAGACCTGGCTATCTTAGTAATGGAGAAGGATTGATTTTTACTTATGATAGTCCTACTAATAATCATAAAATTTCTTATTTTAGAGCTTATTATGGATTTCATGATCCTATTAAAAAAGATTCTTCAGATAAATATACTTTATTGAGAACTGATAGTGAAAAACAGTATGGAGGAGCTAATAATGGCACTGTTGATTTATTTATGAAGAATATAGGTAAATCTATAAAATATAATTCAGATATAGATCTTCATTATACTGATAGAGATGCTGCTAAAACTTTAACATATCATGGTAAAACATCTCAACATATAGTTTTTCCTGCTGTGGCAGAATTACCTGAATATGATAATGTTCAACCTTATTATCATTTCCAAAGTAATACAGATAAAGCAATAGATGATGTATTTACAGCCTATAATGATATTAAGTATGCTCCTATTTCTGATATAGAGCATGGAGAAAAAGGAACTTATAATTGGACTACTAAAGAATTTCCTATAATAGAACTTAGTAGAAAGATAACTGGAGAATCTGGACAATATGGAGAAACAGATAATAACAATAATCTATATATAGTATGTAGTAAAGAAGTTCCTATAGAATATTCTAGTACTATACAGAAACCTATTGATATTATTGCAGATCAAGGAGATATTTATCTACAAAGATTTAATCTTTTAAAATCATATATTACAGACACACAAGCTACAAATGGAGTTGCAGAAGTGTTATCATTTATGGTAGAATCTACTATAGATTTAGATAGAAGAATAGACAATTCTGATAAATTAACTGATATTAAATATACACAACCTGAACAATATTATAAATTCAATGAAGTATATAATCAGTTAAATGATCTATTTACTTATTCTCAAATACCTTCAGATGTAGATGTACAAACTAATTTTCCCAATAAGATAATTGCTAGTAGTACTAAAACATTAGGATCTAAAATAGATAATGCTACTAATATTCTTCAAAATGAATTTATAGATCTTGATGGTCAATATGGTGAAATTAGAAAATTACAAGAATTTAACAGTTTCATGTATGGATTTCAAGATACTGCTGTAAGTTATCTTATTATTAATCCTAGAGTTCAATTAACTCCTTCAGATGGAGTGCCTATTGAATTAGGAACTGGACAATTCTTATCTGATAAAAGATATATTACTACTAAATCTGGAACTACTAATAAATGGGGTATATGTTCTTCTAATACTGGAATCTATTATATAGATGATACCAATAGTTCTATTAACAAGATTACAGGAGAAGGAATGCAAGATATCTCCACTAATTATGGGTTCCACTCTTATATGTCTAATATAGATTTATCTCAAGATTTTAATTCTTTCTTCCATAATAATAATGATGAAATATATTTTAATTTTAAAGATACAGAGTCATTAATATTTAGTGAAGCTGCTAATGCTTTTACTGAATTTATGGACATTACACCAAATATATTTATTAATTATAAAGATACTTTCTTAACAGATCATATAATAAATAATATAGAACATTTATATCTTCAATTTGAAGGAGACTATAATAGTTTCTATGGAGATTTAAAAGATAGTTCTATTACTATTATATCTAATGAAAATTATGATTTAGATAAAACATATGATAACATAGAATTTAGATCTGAATGTTATTCTTTAGAAAATAATAAATGGGATAAAGATATATATAATGAAACATATAATTATATACATTCTTGGAATGAGAGACAAAATTCAGAAGAAGTTCCATTAATATTTGGTAATAATCTAAAAGAAAGATTTAGAATATGGAGAACACCTATTCCTAGACATTCAAAATCTTTAATCAGAATGAGAAATGGATGGCAATTTATTAAATTAGGATTAAAGAATGATAATAATAGGAAAATTATACTGCATGATATTAATGTTAGATATTAATGTTAAATATTCTATATAATGACTCAAGATAATTTAAAAGAAATAGTTAGAAATAAACTTTTAAATTCATTATCTAATTCTAATTCTCCATATAGTGATTTAAAAATAAAAGAAATGCTTTTTAGATTAGAAAATCCTGATTTTGTAAAAAAACTTAATAAATATAAAAGTTTGATTACTAAAGGAGATTTAACTTTAAAAAGCATAGAACAAAATATATTAGGAGATTTAAATAATGAAAAATCTACTCTGTTATTTCAAGAAGAAAATGCTGATAATGCCAAAGCTTTTTATGAAGCTTTAAAAGGTAAATATAGTAAAAAACAGATTGCTGCTTTAATGGCATTATCCCATCAAGAAACAGCAAAAGGAGGAAATAAATATGTAAAAGGAAATGTTTGGGATCCTAATAAAATCCAAGAAGGAGAACAAGGAGGAATAGTTAATAGAGGATTATATTCTTTTGAAGAAGGAGTAAATAACTTTAAAAATAAAAAATCTCATGAAAAACCAACTTCTTATTGGTATCAAGATTGGATAAATACAGAAGAAGGCAGTAAATATACTAATCCTTACTTATCTCAAACAGAATTTTATATTAACAACTTTCTAACTAGAACAGATAAAAAGAAAGCACTTAAAAAAATATTTGATAATCCTAATGCTACTATAGAACAAATTACAGAAGCTTTACATAAAGCACAAGGTTCTAAGTCTAATCAAGTTAACACAGTAATAAATAAAGCTAAATTTTTATTAGATAAATTACCTAATGAAGCTGAAGCCAACTTATTAGAAAAAGGATGGGATATTCCAATAAAAGAACAATATAAAAATGGTGGTAAAATGAGTATACATATAAAACCTGAAAATAGAGGTAAATTTAATGCTACTAAAAAGAGAACAGGTAAAACCACTGAAGAATTAACACATAGTAAAAATCCATTAACTAGAAAGAGAGCTATATTTGCTCAAAATGCTAAGAAATGGAAACATGCTAATGGAGGAGAATTATTAGGATTAGATTATTATACTAACCAATTAGATGGAGGAGGATTATTAAATTCTCCTATGGTGTCTAGATCTATTATTAATCCTAATTTAACAGCTCAATCTCCAGAACCTGTTATGACATTAACTCAACAAAAAGTTAATCCTATTATACCTAAACAAGGAATTAATTTAAGTGGTATTGATCCTTTAAGTACTGTATCTGATGTAGCTACATTATTTTCTTCTCCAGATATAACATCTCAAGGAGAAAATCAACAAGCTAATGTAGATGAGGAAAATAATTTTGATCCTACATATATAGATGTTTCTCAAGTTAAAAAAGATTTTAATACTAAGCAAGCTATAGGAAGTTCTGTAGGAGCAGGTGCAGGATTAGGAGCAACTGTTGGATCTATTGTTCCAGGTATAGGAACTGTAGTAGGTGGTGCTGTTGGAGCTGTAGGTGGTGCTATAGCTGGAGGTATTAAGTCTATATTTGGAAAGAAAAAAGCTAAAAGAAAAGAAAAAAGAGCTAAGAATAAAGCTAGAGGATTAAATACTATGGCTACATTAGAAAGTTATATGGGAAAAGCATATGGCTTTGCTGATGGTGGAAATATTAATAATTTAATGGGCAGAAAATATTTTGCAGAAGGTGGTTTAACTTCTTTTAATACTGGAGGTAGTCATGAAGAATCTCCTATAGGTGGAATACCACAAGGTATAGGTGATAATGGAAATGTAAACCTAGTTGAAGAAGGAGAAACTAGATATCAAGATTATATCTTTTCAGATAGATTAACTTTAGATGAAGATATAGTCAAAGAATTAAATCTTCCTTCTAATCTAATAGGAAAAACATTTGCTGAAGCTAGTGAAATATTAGCTAAAGATATAGAAGAACATCCTAATGATCCTATTAGTAAAAGAGGATTTGAAGAAATGATGATTAGATTACAAGCAGCAAATAATATGAAAAAAGATTTAGAAGATTCTAACACATTTGCTGAAGGTGGTAGTTTAAATGGAGAACCTATGGAACCTAGTCCTACTATTAAAGAAGTAGAAGGCGAAAGTGAAAATCTAGGCAATGAATTAAAAGAAGTTACAGATGAACAAGTAAAAAGAATAGCTGCTTCTAATATTAAAGAGGAAAAATTAAAAGGTGGTAGAGCTTCTAAAGAAGTTAGAGAAAATGCTACTGAATTATTTGATCCTTTAGAAATATCTGTAGGTATTAAAGTTGAAATGGAACATACAGACAGTATAGAAGCTGCTAGAGAAATAGCTCTAGATCATCTAACAGAAAATAAAGATTACTATACTAGATTATATCATATAGGATTAATTGATGAGTCTATTACTGAAGAAGAAGAGAATTTTTTAAAAGAAAAATGGACTAGAATAGAGGATGTAGAAGCTTTAGATAAAGAACAAGGTATAGTTGATATGCCTGAAGAAGAAAATATCTCTAGTGAGCTAGAACAGCCTTTAAATCAAGAAATACCTATAGAACCACAGCAATTTGCATTTGGAGGAAATTTAGATGGGAATTATTCTAAAAATAATCCTTTTGGAACAGCTTTGTATAGAAAAGGTTGGGCTCATCCATTTAGAAGGAAACAAGAACCTTTAGAATTACCTCATATACCTGTAGATTATACTAGTGTAGATTGGAGTCCTAATTTTAATGTAAACCTAGGAAGAAGACAATTTACTCCTAGAGATTTATATGATCCTAAGTTAGATGTTCCTGTAACTGATAATCCTATAGAACCTCAAAAATTAACTACAAATTCTAGTTCTAATAAAATAATTAATCCTACTAAAATTTCAGAAGTAAATTCTATAAAAAGAAAACAAGAATTTGATCCCTATCAATTAGAAGCAGATTTAGAAGGTAATAGAATTGCTAATGAAAATGAAGCTAGCTTTGATCCCACTTTAGATTTTGAACTAACTCCAGAACAACTAGCTACATTAAATCCTGAAGATTATCAAGCTTATAAGAAACATGAAAGAGCTATGAAATTACAAGGATTAGGTTCATTGTTACAATATGCTCCAGTATTAGGTAATTTAATTGGAGCTGCAACAGTAGGTAAAGCTGAAAGAGTTAATCCTACATATATTACACCTGAGCAATTAAATGATTATCTACAGTATAATCCTATTGATCCAAATACATATACTAATCCTATATTAAATCAAGCTTCTAATGCTAGAAGATCTTTTGCTGATGCTAGTGGTGGATCAAGAGCTGCTATATTAGCTGCTAATTTAGGATTAAATGCTCAAACTCAAGTCAATGAACAAAGAAGAATACAAGCTAAAGAATTCAATAGAGGAACTAATCAATTTAATGCTTCAGAAAGAGCTAGAGCTAAACAATATAATGCTTCAGCTAAAACTATGACTGATGATATAAATGCTAGAAATAGAGCTGCTAGAAGAACTGCTATTAGAAATTATCTATCTGGAGCTATGCAAGGATTAGGAAGTATAGGTAGAGAAAAAGCTTATAGAAATACTATTAAAACTATGGGTATGGATTATTATTTAGATGCTCTAGGACAAGTGAAATATAAAAAATCATAAAAATTTGGAATAACTTTAATAATTTAGTATCTTTGTGATCTGTTGCATTTAGATTATATATATGTATACAACTAAGTGCAACACTTCACACTAAAATATAAACTATGGCAGTTAACTACTATGATCAATTTCAACCATTGACATATAATCCAATGACTCTACAAGAAATGCTTATAGGACCACAAATGATGCAACAAAAACATGATCAATATCAAGCTTTATTAGATCAAGAAGGCTTATTTGATGTTCCAGCATTAGAAGTAGATAAACCTGGAGTACAACAATGGATGGATAAATATAAAGAAAATATTAATGATCTATCTGATCAACTATTAAGATCTGGTTATAATAAAGATCTTTCTAGAAGAGCTAGACAGATATTGCAAGAAAAACAACAAGCTATCTCTAGCAGAGGTTATTTAGGAAGAGCAAGTCAAGCTTATCAACAATATTTAAAAAATGTTGAAGATGAAAAGAAAAGATTAGAAAAAGGAGAAATTAATAGAGATCAATATGAAAGAGGATTAGCATTTGCTTTACAAAGATATAATCAATCTGGTGGAGCAGGTTCTAATGCAATATTGTTGTTAGTAAATATGGAAAAGAAATTACCCCTCAAACTATTGCTAAAGATTTAGGATATAAATATGATCCTTCAACAGGTATTATAACAGATTCTTCTAATAAGACTGTGACTTTATCTCCAGAAAGAATTAAAAATACTATAATTAGTAGAATAATGAGTAATCCTGAAGCAATGTCTTATTTAAAGGAAAGACAACAACTGGGATTAACTAATAATATCATGGAAGATCTAGATAAGTTAGGTAATGAAGGAGCTTTAACTTTCTATAGAAATGATATAGAAAATAAAACCAATTATGATTTTGGATTATTTAAAAAATTACAAGATGGGTCTATTAGTTCTAGTGGAATGAATGCTGATGCTCAAACTCAAATACTATCATTACCTTGGCTAACTTCTGATAATTTAGCAGATATTGCTAAAAATGGATTACCAAAGAGAGGTAATACTTATATTCCTGGATCATATATGCCAGGAGCTTTAAGTTCATATGGAACAAGTTTTCAAACAGATGATTTAGTAGAATCAAATAAAGCAAAAGAATTTGCTAATCAAGCTATTGACAAAGAATATGAGTATTTAAAAACCCTTAATCCTAATATAACTAGAGAAGATGTTCTTAAATGGGAAGATAATTATGCTAAGAGTAATAAAACTACTGCTGCATTTAAGTATGTTCCTAAAGCAATGTATGAAGAAAAATATAAACAAGATATAGATGAATTAAAAACAGGTTCTTTACCTGGTTCTGTACAAGATTGGTATATAGATGGTGAAACTGTAGAAGACCAAAAAGATTTTCATAAAGCTATTGGGTTTAGTGATGATAATAAAGTAAAAGAAGTTTCTACAGCTTTTGCTGCTAATGGAGCTATGGCTGCATTTATTATTATGGAAGATGGTAAAAAATATCAAGCAGTAAGAAAGCCAATTGAATCTGATCAATCTAAATTCATAGTAGCAAATACTTTATTTAATAAATATTATGATAATAGTAGAGGTGAGATAACTTTCACAGATCCTATCACTGGATTGCCTATCAAGATGGAAAAAGCTGTTGGACCTAATGGTATGGAAGCTATGATAACTATGAGTTTACCTAAATATAATAATAGAGGTCAAATTATAGGATATACAGAACAACAAAGATTACCTTTTAATTCAGTTATAGAAAAATTAACACCTTTAGTACTAGAACAAAAATATGTTAGTAGAGAAAGAAAACTCAACCCCTCTTATGGAGGAAGATAAGTTACCTAACTTAACAGGTAAAATAAAAACAGATGAGAATGGTAGAGAATATATAGATAATCCTAACTCTCCAAATGGTAGAGAATATGTTTATTCTAGTGGAGTAACTAACTGGGATATTTATAGAAAAGCTGCACAAGAAAATCAAACACCTCAATCTTGGCTACAAGGAAGTCCAATTCAATATAATGTAGCTGATGGATATGATACAAATATGTCTTATGAATCTTTAATTAATCCAGAATTAAGAGAAGATTATTTTGCTAAACAACAATCATTACTAGGATTAATAGGTAAAGGAGCTGTTAGAGGAGTATCTGCAATTACTGCAGGTACTCTAGAATCATTAGGTTATTTAGTTAATCCTAATACATACAGAGCTTTATTTGGAGAAGAAATTGTAGGAGATTTTGAGAATCAATTTTCTAAAACATTTAGAGAATTAAAAGAATCTATGAATGATCTTACTGATCCTATTTATAGAACTATGCAATCTAAATCTGATAGTCTATGGGATGCTATGTTTGATGCTACTTTTTGGGCTGGCAATGCTGAAAGTATTGCTACAACATTATCTCTTATGATTCCAGGTATAGCAGCTGCTAAAGGATTTAGTACTATAGGAAAAGGATTAGGAAAATTAGGAATGAAACTTGGTGCTACAGCTAAAGGAGCAGCTAATACAGCAAGAATTACAGCTAATGTAGGTGCAGGTCTTACTAGTAGAATTATGGAATCTGGTATGGAAGCTAAAGAAGCTTATGATAGTTTTATTGAAGCTCACAAATTAGATGACAAATATGTTAATGATGAAGCTCAATTAAGATTAGATGCTGGTAAAGCTGCTTCTATTACCATGCAAGCTAATATGCCTCTATTTCTATTAGATGCATTTCAATTTGATAGTATTTTAAGTGGATTTGCTTCATTTAAAAATGCTAATTCTAGATTAAAAAGAATTGCTAATAGTCTATCAGATTATGGTATGAATGCTGTATCTGAAGGATTAGAAGAAGGTACTCAATATGTTATTCAAAAAGAAGCTGAATTTAGTGCTTTATAAGTGATCCTGAATTAAAGAAAATGTTAGGTGAATCATTTTCTGAGAGATGGGATAAATACACTGATGATATAGAATTTAAAACTTCTATTTTATTAGGAGCTGCTGGTGGAGGTTTATTTAGAGCTGCAGGACCTACTTTAAATAAAATATACACAAAAGCATTAGATAGATTAAATAAATATAGAACAGCTAAAGAAATAGCTACTGTTCAAAAGAATCCAGATGCTTTTAAAATTTTATCCCAACATGAATTTGAAGAGCAATTAGGAAAACATGTAAAAGCTGATAGTTTAGATCAATTAATTCAAATGTATGAAGACAGAGTAGGTACATTAGAAGGAGAAGATCAAGTAACAGCTAATAATTATTTAGAAACATTAAAAGCAATAAAGCCTACTATTGATAGTCTTCAAAAATATCCTGCTTTTAGAAAAAATAAAAAAGCAACTACATTATATGCTTTAGTTGAACAAGAAGGTATTAAACAACAAGCATTAGACCAAACTCTTAATAATGAATTAAATACTGCTGTTCAATCTATTATAGAAGGAAAAGAAGATGCTTCTAGTATTGTGCTAGCTTTAAGGAATAGAGCAGCTCAAGAAGTACTAAAAAATATAGATACTATAAGTAGAGTTAAAGATTTAGGAGAAAGTAACTTTAAAAATCATTATAAAAAACATATAACAGATAATAAACAACTTATTCTTCAAAAGAATAACTTATCTAATATTATAGCTAGAAATCCTAAATTAGAAGATATAGCTTATAATTTAGAAAAGAATTTTGCTGAAAGAATGATTTCTATAGATCTTCTTACAGAAATGCAAAATCTTAAAACAGAACCTGAAGAAACTACTAAAGAAAAAACTTCTCCAAAGTCTAAGGAAAAAGTTTCAGAACAAACTACTAAGACTAATGAAGAAAAAACTGAAGAAAAAGTTAATAAGAAAAAACCCAAATCTTCAGAATCTCCTGAACAAGATTCAGATTCTAAAATATCTAATGATGAAGGATTAGATTATAGTAGTACAGAATCTGGAAATATATCAGAAACTGATGAATTTGATATAGATGATTCTATTACTGCTACAATGAATGAAGAACTATTTGGTCCTGTCCAACAAGATTCAAATGATTCTATTACTGATAAAAGTAGAAACAAAGATGAAGTAGTTAATGATATAGTAGAATCTATTAATAGTGCTTCTAGTTTAAATGAATATTTAGCTGCTAGAGATGAAGCTAAAAAATCTGCAGAAACAAACACTTTATCTGAAGAAGCTTTCAATAAAATATATCAATCTGAAGATGATCTTTTAAGAGATTTTAGTTTAGATAATCCTACAGAATCCCAAGCTAATGCTCTTGCTGCTAGATTCTTTGATATTACAGAAGAACCAGTTGCAGCAGAACTTATTAAAGAAGCTTTAATGAATAAAACTCCTATAAATGAACAACTATTAGGAGAAGAAGAGTTTATAGCTTATAATGAAGTTTTAGATTATATAAAAGGATTACAAGAATCTAAACAATATGGAGATGTTACTCCTTCACAAGATATTCCTGATAATATTCCAGTACAAGAAGATAATAGTCAACAATCTGATAATGTAGAAACTGAGTATAATCAGAATGATCCTTTAAGATTAGTATATTTTTAAATATAGTTATGATAAATATACAGATTCTCAAGGTAATCAAAGAATAAAAACTATTCCTCAGAATAGAATGGATTCTATAAAATACAATTCTTATATTAGTTTTGATGAAACTATTAAACCTGAAGTGGCTAATGTAGGATCTAAAGTTTTCTTTGGTATTCCTGAAGAATTTCTTCAATATCAACATAGTGCAGATGATGCTGATATTTTAATATATGATGAAAATAATAATGGTATTAGTTGGTTAAGAAGAGAGAAAAAAGCTAGAGAATGGAGAGCTACAGATCAAGAAATACATATACTTAAACAACAAAGAGCATTATTATATAATAAAGCTGTTAGTTATCAAGGAGAACCTGTATTAATTAATGGTAAAAGAGTTATCCCTTGTAATGTATCTTCTTTTATAACTAGTAAATCTTATGGTATAATTACACATGATGGAGATAATTATTATCCAATTAAAGAAGCTTTACAAGTAGATAATGTTGAAGATATTAAGTTAGGTATAGTTGTAGGAAAAGAAACTAATGGATATACTTTTAATATTCCTGGTGTTGATATGAATAATTTTCATACACCACCTGCTGATAACTTTAGAACAGGTCATTTATTTGCTATGGTACAAAGTGCTAATGGAGATTATTTTCCATTAAGACTTTACACTCAAAAATATAATACTTTACAACAAGGTTCAGCTCTACATAACTATTATAGGACTAATATTAATAATGCTTTTAAAAAGATATTAGATTCAGATCCTGAAGTTTCTAGTAAAGGATCTTATGAACTATCTAAATATGTTGTTATTAGATTAGTAAAAAATAATAGTGCAGATCTTCCTTTTATGATTCAAAAATATAATGGATCTGAATATGAAGATGTTGAAGCTGTTTCTAGAGAAGAAGCTATTAATAGAGTAAAAGAATCTTTAATCAACATTCCTTATAATCTTTTAAATAAATCTGGAAATAAAATAATGAATGAATTATTAAATTCAGATGCATTACAAATGAATATATTTCCAGGTGAACCATTTCATTCTCCAACATTTGGATATGATAGAAATTTAGTAGATCTTAATCCAGTAAAAGAAACTATATCTGAAGTTAAAGAACCTACTAAAGAAACTAAAATAGAAGAACCTAAACCAAAAGAAAAAATTACAGATCCTGTAGAACAATCTTTTGAACAAACTTTAACTGTAGATGCAATAAAAGAATTACCTAATTCTCCTAAAAAAAGAGGTCCCTTATCTGGTCCTAATAATAAATTAGCTAATAAGTTAAAAGGTAAGAACTTTATTAAACCTGACTTATCTAGAAAAGCTGAATGGGGAAAGGATGATGACAAATACAGATTAATGTCTGAACCTTTAAACTATGAAAAAGCTGATTTAAACAAAGAATTATCTTGGTTAAAAGAAAATTTACCTCAATTAACAGACAATGAATTAGTTGAGATTCACAGAGGTCTAATTAATGTGGGTAATTTATATGCTTGGGGAAGATTTAAAGATGGAATTATAGAACTATCAGATATAGCTGCTAGTGGAACTACATATCATGAAGCTTTTCATGCTGTGTTTAATATGTTTTTAACAGAATCAGAAACTAATAAATTATTAGAGAAAGCTAGAAAAGAACTTGGTTTAACTGGTAAATCTGATGTAGTTGTAGAAGAAACTCTAGCAGATAAATTTAGAGATTATGTAGAAACAGATCAAATTACTAATAAATCTATCTTAGATAAAATCAGTGATTTCTTTAAAAATATATACTATCTAATTAGAAATAAATTACATCTTAATCCTTCTATAGAACAAGTGTTCTATGATATTAATAGAGGAAGATATTATAAAAAGAAATTTAAAAAGAATAGACCTTTAGTAGAAAGAAACTGGTTATCTAACATTACTCCTTCTGTTTATAAAAGAAGAGTAGATATGTTAGTAGATACTTTTGAAGATATTATAGATAATTTAGCTCAAGAATCTCCTGAATTAAGTAGAGTTGATGTTATTAAACAATATTCTTTAGAAGATTATATCTTAACTATACATGATCAATTATATGCTTCTGCACATGGAGATAATGCTATTTATACAGATCCTACTCAGATAGATGCTATTGATTTAATTACAGATGAACTTGTTCAATTTGATGCTGATGGAAATCCTCAGTTTGGTCAATTAGCATTAGATATGTTAAAAGAAATATCTGCATTAGAAGGTATCACTTTTAAAGCTCAGCAAATTGTTGATATGGATATGAATCAACAAGATGAGAACACTGAGTTTATGAATAATGAAGAAGTTGTTAAACAAGAAGGATGGCAAATAGATCAAATGTTAATATCTCCAGTAACTAAATTAAGACAGAGCACTAGGAATATTATTAGAAGAATTCCTAAAATGACTTCTGATGGTACTTTAGTATCTCCTGATGATTTAGGATATCAACCTTATATGAGTGGTACAGAAGTCTTTGCCACTATGTTAAATAAACTATCTACAATGAATAAACCTAGTGATTTAATGAAAACTTTAGAATCTTTAAGTCAAAGTTTTCCTTGGGTAGATTCTATTATAGACATTTTAAAATCAGATCCTAAATTACAGGTAGATTTTTATAATTCTTTTAGAAGTGATTCTGTAGAGTATATGATTATTAGCTCTCAAAGTGATGGTACTATGAGAGTATTTGGAGGCAATAGTGTTAATAAAGCAGGAGAATTGTTAAGAATATGGAGTTCTAATTATTCTTTAGCTAGTCATAATAAAGAAGAGCTTGTAAAGTCTTTAAAGGAAAATTCAGATAAAATATATAAAATATATCAAGAAGTATCAGGTAATCCATTTAGACTTCATAAAGTAAGACTTTGGAAACAACACTGGAAATCTGGTAAGTTTACTAACCCACAGATTAATGCTTGGGCAAAAGAAGTTTCTAATATGTTAAATACTATAGGAATAGATAGCAAACCATCAGAATTAGTAAAAGTGTTTCAATCTAATATGAAGTTAAATGATGAAAAATCTAACTTCCAACCAATGCAAGATTTCTTATTAAATTCATTTAGAGTGTTGAGAGCTTTTCATGATACTATAAATAAAGATGATTATGATATAAAAAGAAATACTTATTATGATCTTGAATTATTACCTGTTAATGTTAGAATTAAAGCATTAAGTAGTGCTTTATCAAATGTTAGACCTTCATTGTATGAATCTTCTTTAAGAGAAGATGGAAAAACATATTCTACAAATATTACTCCATCTTTTATAGGTAAACTGTTTAAAAGATTAACAGATGTAACAGATAAAAGTGCATTTGAACCTTTTAAAAAGAGCTTTTTCTATACTGATAATGAAGGTAAATTTACACATCCTTTGGCTAAAAGAACTTTATAATATAAAAACTAAAGATCTTGCTAGTGAGATTCAAGTGTCTATGTTTCTAGAAAAAGATAAAACTAGATATTCTGAATTAAGTAAACCTGATTTCTTAGGATCTAAAATTAATTTATGGTTTAATAATGGAGCTAGAGATTATGGTTACTTTATGTTGCCTATTCCATCAGATGCTTCTTCTATGCCAGTAATTAGATTTGTAAAATCTTATGATCTAAGTTATTCTGTAGATGGTTTAGTAGAACTAGCTAAAGCTGAAATTAGAAGAATTGAAGTCTATAATAAGAGAAAAGCCCTTATTAAACAAGGTAAGCTTTATAGTATTAAAAACTTTGATGTTACTATTAATGATCAAGGTAAAGAAAAAGATGGAAGGGGATCTAAATTCTTAATGTTTCCTTTTTTAAATAAATATAATCTTGATGAACTTAAAACTTCTGAAGCAACTTTAAGAAAATATATTGAAGAAGCTATGGAAGAGGGATTTAAGAAATTTAAATCTAATCCTGATCTAGATGGTACTAAATATGACAAAAGAATAACTGAGAGTAAATTAAAGGAGTTTTATTATAATGATACTTTAGCTCAATATAGTATTATGACTATGACATCTGGAGATTTAGCTTATTATAAAAATGATGTAGACTTCTTTAAAAGAAATAAACAAAATATGTCTCCTGGTCAATATGGTGATTGGGAAACTTTAGGAATACCAGAGAAGTTTAAAGCTATTAGAATGAAAGATAATGAAATTCCTTCATTAGTAGCTGATGCTTATTATGAAAATCTTAAATTAAATGGTGTATCAACAACAGAAGCTATGATTATTGCTTCTAAATTTGGTTATTCTAATTATACAGACTCAGAAGGAAATAAGAAAGTAAAATTACCTAATGGTCAAATTATTGATAGTGGTTTAAATAATGCTACAGATGGACAAACATTTATCACATTAGATAGATATAGAAATATTGCTAGAATGAATTCTAAATGGGATGATGCTAAAGAATCATCTTATCAAAGACTAAAAAATGGTACTTATAATGTAGAAGATATTTTAACATTCTCTTTACAACCTATTAAACCATATATGTTTGCTCCTCATATTACAGATTCTGGAGTAGATATAAATGGTAAAAACACTTCTTTATATCAACCACTACAAAATAAAAACTCTGAAGCAGTATTAATTCCTCAAATGGTGCAAAATAGTCCTTTATTAAGTGCTCTAGTTAAAGGAATGGAAGATAATGGTATAGATGCTGTTTACTTTGAATCTGCAGTAAAAGAAGGTATTGAATTAAATACTTCTCAAGAACTTAAAGATAAACTAAGAAAACAAGGTAAACCTATTCTTCCAGATGCTATATTACATTTTAATGGTGATCCCAGAGAATTATCTGAAACTAATGTTAAATATTATTATTTAAGTAATGATGATTACATGTATCAGATGGATACACCAGAACACTTTAGAGATACACTACAGCTATTTGGATCTCAAATTAGAAAACATATTATTGCTAACTTAGATGAAGATGCTGAATTTTATATTGAAGATATGAAATTTACTGGCAAGAATATTGCTTCTTTATTTGATGATATTTTAGCATGGAATTATGATAAAAATTATAAGAAAGTTATAGATAAAATTGGTACTATAGATGGATTAGCTAGAGAACTTCAAGGTGGAGTAATGCAAAGAAAATTTGCTGAAAATACTACAGAAGCTGTACAACTTATGAATTATAAAGGAGAAAAAGTATTTAAATTACCTTTATACTTCCCTCTTCAATCTAATAGAATATTTCAAATGATATATTTCTATATTTAGAAATAATATTATTAGGAATAAGGTTAGTGGAGGGGCTTTATATCAAGCATCTTCTTATGGTTTTGATAATTCTCTAAAAGTACATATGAAAGATGGACATATAGAATATGTTGATTGTATCATGCCTTACACTTATAGTAATCAACTAGCACAATTAGCAGATGAAAATGGTATGATAGATCCATCTAAAGTGGAAGATAAAGAATTATTAAAAGTAATATGTTATAGAATTCCTACTGAAGATAAATATTCAGCTGTTCCATTAAGAATCAAAGGATTTAGTTCTCCTGCAGAAGGAGGTATTATTAAATTGCCTTCAGATATTTTAACTATTACAGGTTCTGACCTGGATATAGATAAGATGTATTTTTTATCTTATGCTGCCAAATATACTCCAGCTAGATATGATCTATCTAAGATAAGAACTTGGATGGTAAATAATGGATTATTATCAGATATTTTTTCATCAGGTAATTATCAGGAAGAAATGAACTATCTTAGTGATCTACTAGAGAAATATGATTCTGGAGAAAAACTAAGTACTGAAGAGTCAGAAGCAATGAATGAAGTTTCTAAATTCTTAAAAGAACATCCAGATCTTGTTTTTCAAAAATCTAAATTAGAGAAAATAAAATATAATTATAAACAATTTCCTGAAAAACAATCTGTAGAAGCATCTAATAATGCTTTAATAGATATTATGTATAGTATTCTTACTTCTAAAGATGCATTTAAAACAATGGTAAGTGGAGCTAATACTTCTATGTTTGCTGATGTTATAAGCACTTTAGAAAAAATAGAAAAGAAAAAATCAGGAGGAGATAGATTATTTGATCCTGGTTTCTTAACAGATTACTTATTATGAATATATGGCAGGAAAAGCATTAACAGGTGTGTTTGCAGCTAACAGTGCTAATCATTCTATGTTACAATTCTATAATGTTAATCTTAATAAAAAAAGTGCTATTACATTAGATGGAAGAACTGTAACAAGAATAAGTCCTGTTAAAACATTAGATGGAACTAATAATGTTACTAATATATTAGGATCTTTCTTAGCTACAGTAGTAGATAATGCTAAAACATTAACTGCTTCTAAAGTAAATTTAAATATGTTTACTGCTAGTACTTATACATTATTATTAAGAATGGGTTTTGATCCTAAAACAGTAATGTATTTTATGTCTCAACCTTCTTTAAGATTATTGTCTGATAAGGTAATGGCTAAAGGAGATATGTTTAATTATAGAGATAGTATAGAAGAAGTTATTAAAGCATTTTCTAAACATACTAATGAACAATCTAGATTTGATCTTATAAAGAGTGGTTTTACTCAATTTAAACAATCAGATCTCATTAAAGCTATAGAAAATTATAGTAAGAGTGGTGGTGATATAGATTTATATGAAAATGCAAAACAAATTCTTATCTTAGAAGCATTTAAAGATCTTATAGAACCAGCAAATACTTTAAGATCTATTAACTCAGCAATGAGATCAGAAACTTATGGAGCAGCACCTAATCCAGGAGATACAATAGCCAATTTAGCTAAAGCTAAAAAACTAAGTAAAAAAACTATTGTTTCAGGTTTAGGAGATATTTTAACTTATGTTTCTAGAGGAGAAGAATATGAAAAATTAATGCATGATCCAAATATAAAAAAATCTTTAATTTCTGCTAATACTAATGGTGTAGTAGAATATGATAATTTTATATCAAAATACACTCCATTTAACACTAGAATTTTTACAGCTTATAGATCTTTGTTATCAGAAGCTATTCATGATGACTTAACTGGAAGTGAAATAGATGAATTAAATACTATAATGCTTAATCATTTAACAGAGTCTCTAGATTTCTTTAAATTTACAAAAGAACAAAAAAATGCTTGGATATATAAATTTCCTGTAAAATTTTTAGAAATTGTAAATAAAGACAACTATCTTAAAAATATAAATGAGTTTACTAGAAGATTGACTGTTCAAAATGAATTCCAAACCACATTGAATGGTAGACAATCTATTTCTATAATTAAATTTAGTGGTTCTAGATTTGATAATGAAGTTGCTAAAGATGAAGCTATTAGAGCTTTTGAGTATTTATGGAGAACTCCTAAATATACTAAATTAGCTGAAGATTTATTAAAATATAATTTTGTTATTAGTGGATGGGGTGTTACACCTAATAGTTTTAATCATGTAGTTCCAATTTCTATGATTAACAATATTTTAGGATTTAATGAGTTATTTAGAGAAACTATTTTTGATGATAATATTAGAGTTAATATAGATAATTTAATTGATTCTTATATAGTGAATAATTTTAGAAATAATAGAATAGTTCCTGAAATTAGTAAAGGAGATAACTACAAGTTTACTGATAAAGATCATTCAGGATTAACATTAAGTCATTCTAGTTCTATTAATATAAAAGAAGGTTCTTATATTAAGACTCCTTATAGATACATTAAATTTAATAATAATGGAAAAATAGAATTGTACAAGTTAATAGGAGCTACCAAAGAATCAGCTGAATATCAGAGAGTAAGTGGCTATGGTACATCAACTATTTTTGAATTCATTGAGGGAGAATCAAGTTTCACTTCTAATCATTTATCTGAAAAACTAATGAAATCTTCAGAATTAAATGCTAATTTAAAAAGACATGAAGCTCAAGCAGAAATAGATTTAGTAAAAGCTATGATAGAAGGAGAGACTAATAATCAAAATAATGAAGAATTAGATAGTGAATTATCTGATAAACTAGCTTCAGTATCTAAAGAAGCAGAACAAATAAAGAATCATTGTAAAGGTAAATAATAATAATGGGGAGGAGATAATATCAAATCCCCTATAATTTTTTAAATATGAAGATTTGTCCAAATTTAAATGATCCACAAGTAAAAGAAGAATTTGAAACATTAAAAAGATTATTTGGTGAGGATTCTGCTTATTATTTATGGAATAAAAATAAAGGAAATTTCTTAGATAGGACAGCAGATGGAGATATAAATACTACTTATATAAGTAATTTTGAAAAATATAATGATAAAGAATATGCTTTAAAAACTGCAGCATTAGAATTATTAAATAGTGAGTCTTATAATAATACAGATATTCCTAAAGCTGAGCCTATTAAGAATACTACAACATTAGAACTAGGTAAAGAAGCTTTAATGGATATAGTAGAAGGATATCATATGAATAATAAAGGCCAATTTAAATTAGAAGCTAATCAAGCTATTGATTTAAATAATACTATTAAAGCTGCAGGATTAAAAGATGTAGATGTGGTATCTATTGGTACTAAATATCAATTATATGATAGATCTCTAAATAAATATATTACTGCAAAAGAAATAAAAAATAATCCTAAATATTCTTTATCTGCTTCTGATATTCAGAATTCTATTAAAAATAGAATCTTAGATGAATTAAAAAAACTTGGGGTAGAAGTTCAAACTGTTGACTCTTTAAAATCTCAATATGGTTTAGACTATTTAGCTGTTGCAGATATTACTAATAAGGCCATTAAATTTGCTAAAAATGAAATATCTTTAGAAGCTTTAGGTGAAGAAGGAGCACATTTTTTTGTAGAAGCTATGAATGATTCTCCATTTGTTAATAGACTAATGAACTTGGTTAAACAAAATGAAGCTTATAAAAACATATTAGGAGATGAATTTAGTGAATATAATTTAGCTTATAAAGGAGATGAAGATCTTTTAGCTAAAGAGGCTATAGGAAAGCTTTTAGGACAATATCTTATTGATGTCAACACTTTATCTTATAAACCAGCTAAAAATCTCTTAGAAAGGCTCTGGAATGCCTTAAAATCAATTTTTAGTTCTAAAGATAATACATCATTAGAAAAACTCTTAAATAATGAATTAAAAGAGTTTGCTCATGATATTTTGACCAATAAAGCAAAAGGATTAAACAAGACTTCTCTATTAAAATCTTCTATAGATAAATTATATTCTATTGGCAATAGAGCTAAATCTTTAGAAGATGTTATGAATAAAGTTATTGAAACAGAAGCTTTAAGACTTAAGATTTATGAAAATCAATTATCTAGTATTAGTACTAAAGAAGCTCAAAGAAAGTTAGTAGTTGAATTAAATGATGCTTTAGAAAAAGGCACTATTAAAGAAAGAATAGCTTCTTATATTAGTGGAGCTTCTAAAGTAATGCAACAATTAACAGAACAATTAAATAAAGAGAATGAATTGCTCTCTAGTAATTCTATTTCAAAGTCTGCCCATATTGCTAGAAGAATGAAATCTTTCTTAGTATCTGTACAGCCTATAGTTACAGATATGCAGAGATACCTAAGAGAAGATAAATCAGATCCAGAATTTAATAGTAAAATGCATTCTTTAATTTCAGAATTCTTAGTAGAATCTAATGCTATTAATGATGAACTTCAATTAAAGATGTTTAATATTTTTGCTAAATGGATAGGAACTCAATTTGATAAATTTGCAGAAGTTGAAAATCCATTTGGAGAAAAATTAACTAGACAACAAGTTATTGACAGTTTAACAAAAGCTAATAAAGATAATAATTGGTTTAATAGATGGATATCTTCAGCAAGTGATAATCCTGATATAGTTATTAATTTAGTAGCCACAGCATTTAAAAACACAGAAGGTGAAAAAAGAATGAAAGTTAAAGATGTTCATTATCAATTAATAAATGCTGTAAAAGAATTAAATGATGCAGGAATTAAAGATTTTGATTGGATATTTGAAAAAATAAATGGAGAATATTCACAAAATTTTAATTCAGAATGGGATTATTCTAGTTATGAAGTGGCTAAATCTAAATTATGGGAAACTTTAAGAAAAAAATTTCCTGAAAATCCAATAGAAAGAGAAAAAGCTTTTATTGCTAATCCAGAATTACAAAAAGAATGGGCTAAAATATGGTCTGAATTTAATAGAAAATATGTAGAGAGAGTTGAAGGATGGGAAAATATTATATATAATAAAGAGAAAACTTTACCTAGAGGAGAATTTTTGAAATGGAAATCTAAAAATGTTAATGAATATATTGATTCTAAAGGTAATACTATACATACTCCTAATGTATATGGAGAATTAGCACATCCTAAACAAAAGAATAAAGCTTTTGAAGAGATTAAAAATAATCCTGCTAAATTAAAATTCTATAATACTATTAATAAGATTATGAAAGAATCTCTTAATCTACTACCTGCTGATATAAAAGGAGTAACTCCTAATATGGCTCCTAGAATTAGAGCAGATTTTAGAGAGAGAGTTGTTCAAGAAGGATTTATTAAAGCTTTTAAAACTAAAGATGCTTTATCTGCAATTCAAATTAGAGCTGATGAAGATGAATTTGGGTATAGATATGAAGAAAGACTTCAAGATTTTGAAGGTAATACAGTACAATTCTTACCTATTTATTATACAAGTAAGATAAAAGATGCCACTTTTTCTACAGATTTAATAGGAAATGTACTTAGATTTTATGATATGTCTATTAATTATAACTTAAAGTCTAAAATGATTGATATTCTAGAAGTGGGGAAGAATATTTTATCAGAAAGATTAGTTAAAATTGGTAGCAATGGATTAGAATCTAAAGTAACTATTCCTGTTCTCACCAGATTAATTCAAAGAGAAAGTAAAGTTAAAGCAGAAAATCTTTATAAAGGGTATAAAGATCTTATAGATAAAGGATTATATGGAGAGTACCAGAAAAATGAAGGTTCTTTTAAAATACCTTTTATCAAAGGAGAATTTGATATTGCTAAATCTATGAATGCAGTGAGAGATGCTGTACAATATATTATGTTGGGAGGTTCTCCATTTGTAGGTTTTGCTAATCAAGTAACTGGAGAGTTAAGTATTCTTAATGAAGCTGCCTCTAAAAGATTTTTTGACTATAAAGACAGAGCATTTGCTGCAAAAGAAGTGATGAAGTTAATGCCTGAATATCTAGCTGAAGTAGGATCAGTTACTCCAGATTCTAAATTGTTCTATCTCACTTCATTTTTTGATATGTTAGGGGATTATGATCAAGAATTAAAAGATCTTAATTCTAATGTAAAGAATAAATTACTTAGAGGGCTATCTTTCAATTCTTTAATGCTTCCTATACAATTGGGAGATTTTAGTAATAAAATGAGTGTTGGAATAGCAATGCTTCATAATACTAAAGTATTAAATTCTGAAGGCAAGAAAGTTTCTTTATATGATCAGTTTGAAGTAAAAAATGGAATTCCTGGTATTAAAGAAGGAACTAAAAATCTAGATGGAAGTGATTTTACTAAATCTGATTTAGTAGCTTTTATGAACAGATTAGGAAAACTAAACACTCAATTATTTGGTATGACTGATAAAATAGATAGGGCTCCATTACAATCAAGAAGTATTGGTAGAGCTTTTTCTATCTTTAGATCATTCTTAGGTCCTAACCTTAATAGAAGATATTCTATAAATAAATTAGATACTTCTTTAGGCATTTATACTGAAGGATATTATAACACTTTATTAAAGTTTGTATGGTATGATTTAAAGGATGCTCATTTTAATATTTTAACTGCTTGGGATAAATTAACTGATGGTCAAAAACAAAATATGCATATTGCTATTACAGAATTAGCAACATTAGGAATAATGACTATATTGATTATGACTATTGGAGCATTAGCTGGAAAAGCTGATGAAGATAATGAAAAAAGACTACAAGCACTTAGACTTATGTTAGCTAGAACTAGAACAGAATTAGCTGCTTTATCTCCATTAGGTATATTTAGTGAAACTACTAAAATATTTCAATCTCCAACAGCTTTAATAGGATTAGTAGATTCATTGAGTGATGCTTTTAGTAGTGCATGGTTTGAAACTTATGATAAAGGAGATTATAAAGGATGGAATAAAGGTTTTATTAAAACTTTGAAACTAGTTCCTGGTAATAGATTATTATTTGACTTTTTAACTATTGATGAAAAATTAAAATGGTATGGTCTAGACTAGATAGATAAAAAAAACTAAGGGGGAAGGTATTGCTACTTTCCTCCTTATAGTTTTATTATATAAAACCTAAAGTAAATTTAGATCTAATAGTATCACTTATATTATTATAAACTATATCTTTCCAATTATAATAGGAATACATTTCTGAATATGGATCTGCACCACATGAATCAAGTTTGTCTGTGTCTATTATACTATTTACTGATTTTATAAATGGATCTATAGCATTAGAAAAATAATTTTTTAAAAGATCATTAGGATCTTTTTTTAAAATTTTATCCTCATCTTTCATATAATCTGATATTTCACAATAAATATCATAACATGTAAATGCTAAATCTTTTAAGGACTTCCATTGTTAGAAATTTTAGCATCAAACATATTATCTGACAAATTTACAGCTGAATTCTCAGAATCATGATTATCTTTTAAAATATCATCCCTTTCAATTTTAATAATATAAAATCCTTTTTCTCTTAAAGCTTCATATTCATTTATATATCTACAATCTGGAACTATAACATCTTTTTTACCATAATTTTCTATAGTTCTAAATAAAGATTTAATAAAATAATCTTCTCCAAAATTCTTTTTAATTTTATCTGCTGTCTGTTGTAATAATATTCTTAAAGGAATACTAGAAGTAGAATCTGAATTTTCTATAGAATTTTTTTCTGGATTAAAATATAAACTGTCTTTTTCAGAACAATATAAGAGATACTTATTTGATTTAGACAAATCATAAATTTCTAGTAACAAAGATTTAAGTTTATCTCCAAAAGATATTGTATCAAATCTAAAATGTTCTTTAGCTATACTTAAAATACTATTAATAGTTCCTTCTTTTACTTCTTCTGTTATAGATTTACCTCCACTTAAATAAAAATTTAGAAGTTTTGTAGCTGTATCTTTCCCACTTCCTTTTCTACCACAAAAAGCTATTTTCATAAATTTTTTATTAAATCATGCATTTTTAAAGCTAATTCTCTAATTTGAAAATGAGCTGATTTATCTAATCTCAAATTAAAGAAATTATTCCATTTACATATAGGAGCACTCATAATAATATCTGTTTTATGTCCTAAAGTCAGAACAGTTCTAGCTATTTCAGGAGTTTCTCCTCTTTTAATTAATAACTTATAAAGATAAGCACTAATTTTACAAGATAGTTTATATATCCATGCATTTTTATCCTGTCCCTGCCAGGTAATAAATGTAACACCTAATTTTTTAAGATAATTAATAAATCTAGTACTTTCTATTGTAAAACTATTATATCTATGTCTTAAAAAGCTTCTTTCTTGTCCATGATCAGTGATAATTCTAAAAGTAACTATTCTATTAGGATCATCATTTTTTGGTTCAAAATAAGAAACAGTAGGTTTATCCAAAATAATTCTTTCAAATAAATCTATATCATTCTCTACAATAACTCTTAAATTAGTGTAGATATAACACATTCCATCCTTCTTCTCAATAACTGTATATGGATTCTTTAAGAAATATGAGAATCTAGTTCTAACATAACCATATGTGTATTTTAGATAAATTCCACAATGCTCAAATACAGATGTGTGTCCTCTTCTTACAAGACTAGTAATGAAATTAATTCTTTGTTCTTTAGTAGTTGCTAAATTAGATTTATAACAATTTTTAGCACACAATTCTACAAATTCAGATGGACTACTTTTTCCTCTTTCTATTAGCTCCACACTTTGATTTATTATCTTCATTCTTTTTCTTTTTAAGAGTTGATATATATTCTAATAAAGCAGGTATCTTAGAATCATCTTCAAAACAATTATATTCATTAGGTAAATCTAAAAAATATTTTTGATTCATCCTACATAATTGAATTATAATAGCTTGACCTTCTCTAAGATCTGGATTAAATTTTTTTAAATCTTTTTCATTTTTGTAATTATTTCTGCTAAAGATATAGGAGTGTAATTAATTCTTTCTGCACTTACACAGAAAGTATTATTAGTATAATCTTTATATCTATCATCACTATGTACATGTCCATAGATATTAACATATGGAGAATTAGATTCTAAATACATAGGATGATGAGATATAATAAAAAATTTATCTAAAATTATAGGATATTTAGAAACTTCTTTAAATTGAGTTTTCCAAAAAGAATAAGAATGATCTAAGTCATGGTTACCTAAGATTAATACTATATCTCCATTTAATTGATTTATAATAGCTTCAGTCAACATCTTATTAGCAAAAGAAACATCCCCTGCTAAAAATACTTTATCTTGTTTTTTAACAACTTTATTCCAATTACTAATAATAGTATTATTCATCTCATAAACATCTTTAAATGGTCTATTTTCATAACCTATTATGTTTTTATGATAGAAATGAGGATCTGCAAATAAAAATGTTCTTTCATAATCTATTTTCATGTTCTCTTTGAATTTTTTCAACATGCTTCTCTATAAGAGCTTTTATTAGTTTTTTAAAATGTTTTTCTACTAAATTAGCTTCTATTTCTTGTTTATCTACAGCTTTTATAAAAGCTTTTATTGTTAAACTTGCTTCAGTATAAAATTCTTCAAAATAAATTTTTTCTAGATAAGATCTAAGTGCATTTTTTATTTTTAGTTTAAAAGGAAAACCTTCACTATAATTTAGAATATTGAACATAATTTCAGCCTTCTTAAATATAATTTTACTTTTTAGATCTTGTTCTATAACTTCAAGAAAATAATCTGAATGTTCTTCTATATACTCTTCAGCTAAAGCTTCTACTTTAGAATACATAAGATTCCAATAAATATTATAGAGTTTTTCTTTTAATTGATTGTAAAGATTTCTATCCATTATTTTCCAGTATGACCAAATCCACCATCACCTCTTTCAGTATCAGATAATTTTCCTTCAATAAACTCACATTGTTCAGCTTTTTGAAATTTTACTCAATAATAGTAATAAAATCTCTTTTACTATTATTATAAACACTGATAAAAATTTCTCCTCTATAATCACAATCAATAGTTCCTGTAACTACTAGAAGACCTTCTTTAAAAGCTAAACCAGATCTGGGTCTAATAACTATTTCATATCCTTCAGGAATTTCCATACAAATACCTGTGGATATAAGCATTCTATCTCCTGGACATAATACTAATTTTTCTAAGCAAACTTTTTCTTCTTTTTCATCATAATAATCATAGACTCTTTTATAAGTGTACTCCTTATTAGGAATACACATTATTTCATCTAAAGATTTATATTTAAAAAAGGCCTGAATATCAGCACAAGCAGCTCCTATAGTTTTATATACAGGTAAATTTACTTCTGAATGTAGTTTCTTTATTTTAACTTGCATATTAAATTTTTCTTAGGTAAGACATGATATGCATCACTTTTAATGCTTCATATATAGCATCACTTAATGCATTATGTTCATTATCATTTTCTTCTTGAAAACATGGACAGAAATCTATTAATTCTTCTATAAATGTTCTAGAATCTCTTTTTTGGTTATATTTCCAAGGAATATCTACAGTACATAATTTAAATTTTTGCTCTAAAATATTAAAATCTAAATCTCCTCTAGCCCAAACTCTAAAATCATCACCTTTAGTTGTTTGGTGTATAAATTGAGAAAGCATTATTAAAGTACTTTGTACAGGTTGACCATGTTCTTTAAATACTTCTCTTGCTTTTTTAGGTTGTTGCATCCACCATTTAAGAGTTTCTACATCTATACCATATCCAATAACAGATTCTTCTAAATCTACTACTTGATAGAATTCTCTTCCCAAAGCTTTATTTTCTTCAGGTTTAAATTCAATAGCTCCAATACTGACTAGAGGAGAGAATGAATCTCTCCCTAAAGTCTCTATATCTATCATTATATGTTTCATTTCTTCTTATACATATTAATTATATTAAGAACATCTTCAGTATATAAAGCATCTCCATCTTTATTGTAATCCCAAGCTACTCCTAATATATCATTTATTATATCAGATAAGATAGCATTAAATTCAATATTATTCATTCTAGGTTTTCTTTAATGTTGCCACACTGTTGTTATTTCAGGTTCTGCAATTACAGGAACTACATCTATAAATACTCTACCTGCTTTTTCCATACATTCTTTTAAAGCTTTTGCACATTTATCTGCTATATCTTTGGGAGTTTCTAAAAGATATTCATCATGGACAAAGTTACTTATTTTAACTTTATTAAATAAATTCTCTTTTAAAATCCAATCAAAAAACCAAACTCCAGCTAATTTAGACATATCTGCAGCACTACCTTGACATCTATAATTAAGTGCCATTCTTTCTAAGTCTCCTCTTTTATTAAAGAAACTTTTACATGTAGGCTTATAATATGTTAAAAAATCTTCTGTTTGATGAAATTTATGTTGTTTATATTGTTCCCACCATTGTTTATTAATAATTCTCTCTAATCTCTGATATTCATCAAAGACTTGATAATAGGATCTTCTACCAGTTATATCATTAAAATGAACATAACCATTTTTAGTAACAACAGGTTTAATATAATCAAAATATTCTTTTAATTTAGGAAAAGCTTTCATATAGGCATTATAGACTGACATCTCCTTCTTCTCTAGATAAACCTAAATTCTTAGCAATAGTATCTCCAACTCCACCAAATAAAATAGCAAATTTAGCACCTTTAGCTTTACTTCTAAGATCAGGTCTTGTATGTTTTACTTCTTCTTCAGGAATATCTTTTAATTCCTTGGGAAAACATAATTTTGCAGTAAAACTATGACCATCTCTTTTTCTAGCAGTGTCATTATAAAAATCTATAAGTGCAGGTTCTTTAGATAATTGAGTATACATTCTATCTTCTTGTTGACTATAATCACAGTCTACTAGAATAGTATCTTCAAATTGATTAGTAAAACATTCTCTAGTAATTTTATCTGAAGGAATATTTTGAAGATTGATACTATTATCATCATCTTTATTATCTCCAGAACCACAAGAAGTTCTACCAGTACCCATTATTTGCCAAAATGTAGCATGAATTCTTCCTGTTTTAGGATTAATAGCATCTAAGAAGTTTTGTCCATATGTAGTTACTAATTTCTGTGCTTTCTTATAATCAATATACATTTGTATAAGAGGAGACACATGAACTTGTTTTATTATATGTTTAGCTTCTATAGAATCTTTCATTTTTCCTGTTTTCTTATCTTTAACTCTAGTATCTACACCTAATTCTTTAAAGATAGGAATAATTTGTTTAGAAGAACCCCAATTTAAACTACATCTTTTAGCTGCACTAAAAAGATCTAATTGCTTATTAACATATTTATCACCAAATCTTTCAAATACCCATTTGTTCAGAGCAAATTCCATATCTGATAGCTTCTTGAAATCTTCTTCCATTTTAGCTAGCCATTTCTCTTTATTAAGATAAATGCCACAATATTCAATATATGCCAGTACCTTAACAAATTTATTATCTAATTTAACAGCACCCCATAAACCATCTTCTTTAATTTTAACCATTTGAGAAGTCATTACAGGAATCAGATATTTAACATCATTGGCACCATATTCAATAACTTTATCAGTAAGACCTACTCTATTAATAGTTCCTCTAATAGATTTATTTAATAAGACACCACAATATTTAAGAACTAGAACATCTAAAGATTTTCTAACATAATTTGGTAATTTAACATCATCAAATCCACAATATAATACACCTTCAGCTAAATATGTGTCAAATACATTTTCTAGAATGATATTATGCTTATAGAAAAATTGAAGATCAAATTTTGCATTTTGTAGTACCCAAACTACATCTTTTCTTAATAATAATGGTTTTAATTTTTCTAATATATTAGGAGAATATTCAATAACAAACTGTTGATCAAAATCTCCAAATTGAATAGATAGTAATTCACAAGAATGTGGATCTAGTCCACTAGTTTCAGTATCTAAGGCAATAAATTTATGATTTTTAAAATAAGATATAATATCCTGAACTTCTATTTCTTTCCAAACACTACTTCCAACAACTCTTTTCTGCTCAGAACAAAAATGTATCATTATTTTATAATATAATAGTTACCAGACAATAATTCTCTCATAGTAGGATTCCAAGTAGTATTACCTGGAATCACTATAATTTCTCCTTCTTTTTGAAATAGAATTTTATCTTTAGGCCAATCATAATTACCTATAATTCTATCTTCATTAAGCATACATCTAGTAGCATCTATTATATTCATCCTAGGTTTAGGACAAACCACTTCTATAAATGACAGTATTTGCTCTCCTTCTTCATTAAATCTCTCCATGTTATACTGTTTTTATTTGTTATATTCTATAGCCTCATTTAACTGCATTTGGAAAATGAACAAGATTTACATAAAAGACACCCATTGTTGAAGACTAATTTATCTCCACACATAGGACAATTCTCTCCACTTTTTGCATTATTATCTACATACTTAGCAATTGTTCTTGCCAGTACTTTATGAAAAGCTGTTAACTCACCTTTACTTTTCTTCAATTGATCAATTAAAAAGTTAAAACCAACATCACTTCTAATAGATATGGATAGAATTCTAGTAATCATTTCTAATTGATCATCCATTACATCTACAAAGTTTTCTATAATAACTTTTCCTTCTTGATCTTGTAGTTGATAATATCCTTTTTTAATTTTAACAATTTTACCAATATCTGGTAATTTAATATCTTCTGGTGTAGGACATACAAATATTTCATATGGTTTACCTTCATAAAAGCCTAATGCACAAAGATAATTCTTTCCTTGAACTTTCATATTATGAATATGAGAAAGTAGCTCAGAAGGTCTCTTTGGTGCTTTTCTTGAAGGATCTTTAGTCTTATTATCTGTAGATACTAAAACACCACTTCTACTACCATCCCTATAGACAGTTACTCCTTTAAGTCCCATTTTATAAGCATTAAGATAAATTTGTTTTACAATATCTCTACTTACATCTGAAGCTAAATTAATAGTTGTACTAATTGAACTGGTAGTATATTTTTGTACAATAGCTTGAATTTCTAATCTTGTTTGCCAAGGAATATCTGCTGCTTCATTATTATAATAAGGAGAAGATTTAAAGAGAGTATTAATCATACTCTTAGATAACTCATTAAATTTCTTTCCAGTCATTACTTCACAGAATTTCTGAAATCCTAATTTATGAGCAACTGTGAATACTTTAAATTTCTCTTTAGTATTAGGATCTATAAAATCATATTTCTCATCAAAAGCATTTACTTTAACTCTTCTATCATATAAAGTTTTGAATACTGGTTCTATGCCACTAGTAGTTTGAGTTAATAATGATCCTGATCCAACTGGAGCAACAGTACTTAATGAAACATTTCTTCTTCCTAGTTCTTTCATTTTAGAAACTAGTTTAGGATAATTATTTATCAAGAATTCATACCATTGATTACTAGGTTTATCTTCAGGATATTCTAAATTATAATCATAATCTAAAAAAGTTCCTCTAAGATAAGCTAAATCTATACTAGCTTCTAATTCAGCTTTAAATTTAGTTTCCATGATAGATTCTACTAGATAATGAGAATCTTTAAATGATAAATTCATTGCAGCAATAGTATCTCCTAAAGCTGTGAATCCACATCCAATTCTTCTACCTTTTTTAGCTGCATCAAGAACTCTTTTCCAAAGTTCTATTTCACTATTAGCATCTGAATGATTGATTATGTTTTCAATATTTTTACATTCCAAATCAATAATATCATCCAGAAAGATTACATGTTCATATGCTATTTTTCTAAACAATTCATAGTCAAATGAGGCTTCATTGGTAAAAGGATTCTTTACAAATGATAAAAGATTAATATGAGATAATCTACATGAATCAGCATCTCCTAGTGGTTGCTCTCCACACTGGGCTGTAATAACACCATTAAATATTCCACTATGATTTTTATATTCAGTAAAACAATATACTTTATCTTCTAAAGAATTTTGTTTTTCTATAGCTACAATTCTAACAAATCTTCCAGCATATCTGTTAGGAGATATGTCTAATTTCACTCTATGTGTTTTTAAACCTAATTCTTTTAGTTTAGACAAAGCTTTACTGTTAATATTTAGTCTATAACAAGTTTTTGTGGCATATAATTTAGGCTGTCTATTACTATCTGGAAGATATCTTACAGTATCTTTTCTCATTACTCCAAGAACACAATTGCAGCCTAATGTATTTAATAAGTATTTTACTTTTAAAAGAAACTCTTTGTTTACTGAAGATATTTGAACAGATTGTTGAGAAAATGTTCCATCAGAGTCAATTAAACCAGCAAGCCAATCAATTCTATTTTTAATAGTGTATTTCACATCAGGAACAAAATCTTTTTGTTCATGACATAAAGCTGCACTAAAAATATTTTTATCTTTTTTTAATTTTCCAATTATTTTTCCTTCTAGATAAGGAATTAATTTATTTTTTTCTCCATATAGCCAAATATATCTTTCATTAGGTTTTTCTTTATGATCTGAACCATCTCCAGAATAAAATCCTTGAGTATACATATCATATTCAGACTCAATATTTCCTTCAATTACTGGAAAATTACATTTAATTAAAGAATCTCCCACTTTAAGATTTTTAGCCTCAGTTCTAGATTTATCTTTTAAAATAAATTTATGATATGGAGTGACTTTTAATTCATTTCCATCAGAAAACTTAATTTTTAAAATTTCTTGATTAGTTCCTGTGATTTTAGGTACCACTTCTGACCATTCATATCCATTCCACACATTAGTTTTTTTCTCAACTAAAGAGTCTATTCTTACATATCCTTTATCTGTTAAAATTTTAGTATCTCCTGTCACACATGGATTAGTTGTAACAGCTTTTAATCTAGGATATACAGATGCAGGATCATAGTTAATAATATTATCCCATAATAGTATTCCAGGTTCTGCTGTTTTCCAAGCACAGTCAATAATTAAATCTAATAATTCATTTGCTTTTACCTTTTTAAAATAAGATTTTCCTGCATAATACAGTTTATTGTATTCAAAATCTTCAGAGTTCCAATTAATAAATTCTTCTAATCTTAAATTAATAGGCCATTTTAGTAGCCAGTCTTCATTTTTTTGAGCAGCTGTTACTAAATCTTTACATAATTTTACAGAAATATTAGCTCCTGTAACTTTAGTTAAATCTTGTTTTGTTGTAACAAATTCAGATATATCTGGATGAATGTCTGACATACATAACATTAATGCTCCTCTTCTTCCATTTTGACCTATAGTTTTAACATCTGTAGAATATAATTCCATAAAACTAGGAGCTCCTGTACTAGTCTTAGAAGCATTATTGACTTTAGCCCCATTAGGTCTTAAATGATCAAGATGTGTTCCAACACCACCTCTTCTCATAAATAAATAAGCCATCTCTTTACCTTTATCCATAATGCTCTCCATTTTATCTTTTGGTCCTTCAATGCCAAAACAATTAGCCAGAGACACATTATTAGATTTACCTAGAGATGCCATAATAGATCCTCCTGGTACAATATATTTAAAATTTTTAAACAATTGAAACCATTTATCTCTGATTTGATAATCATTAGACTCACATAGATCTCTTACATAATTTCTACCTAGATCAGAAAGTTTATCTGTATTAATTTTTTTATTTATTAATTCTTTTTGATACTTTCTTTCTATAACAGCAATATTATAAGCTAACCTTTGATGCATATTATCAGGTGTTTTTTCATCTTCACCTGCATATTTAGACAAAAATACTTTAGCTGCTAATTCATCTCCCTCAAAATATTTCACACTACACTCTTCAGCTGTTTTCTTCATATCAATTAAAATTTAATTTTTTTCTAATATTTTCATCAAAAGATAGATCCATATCTCTAAGATAGTTAAATTTTTCTTCAGTAAGATCTATTTTAATTTTGTCTAAATCAGAAGGTACTACATAAAAACCTGCTCTAATTTTATTTTTCTCATTTTCATCTGTAGTCCAAATATATTTTAATTTAAGAAAATCTAAGTCTTTTTTAGGCTTATATTCTTTTAAAATAATGTTTTTAGCATCATCAGAGAATTCTTCTATTCTTTCTTTATTGAACAAACAAATTTCTTTAATAAACTCTTTAGGCATATCAAAAGAATATACCACACTATTACCATTATCAAGATGTTTCTTAAATAATTCATGGTTAGTCAAATAATCTTCATATTTTAAAAAAGCATTACTAGAATCAAATTTATAATGCAAAAGTAGATAAGAACCTACATATGTCACTTTAGTTAGTAATTCTGGAAATTGTATTTTTACTTTTGTTGCTAATAATGGTAATAATAATTTTCTAGCTGCACTATTCATCTTCTCCTCTTACTTGTTTATCATTTATTATATAACAACCTTCTTTATTAATGAAATCATAACTAACATCAAAAATTTGAGACTCATAATGCCATTCAATCTCTTTTATTAGTTGTTTAATTCCTTTTTGTCTATATTCAGATTTTCCTATATAAAAACCATTTTCAAATGCAGAAATTCTATCTCTTTCTACAGTTAATACAGTAGGAATAGTTGCTCCTGTTGAAGGCATATAAACAAAAACAAAATCTAAGATTTCATAATCTTGATATTGATCATCATTTTTTATAATCTCTTCAAGCATCTTATAATATAAAGTAGCTTGAATCCAATATCTGAATTTCCAGAATTGATCTACAAATTCATCTGATTTAACACTTCCAGTTTTTAAATCTATTATCTGGAAAGTTTTATTAACATGATCTACTACTAGTCTATCAAATGCACCTTTAACTTTAGATCCATTATATTCAGTAATAAGATCTACTTGATTAAATCCTTCTTGTCCTTCTAATAAGTTAAACCACTGTTGAGTTTTTGGAGAGGTTTTAATAGTTTCTACAATTTTTTCTGCAGTAGTCCACATAAATGGAGTTATTAAAATAGAATCTTTATTTTGCAAAACAAAATCTAAGTAATCTTTATATTTCCATATAGCTGCTACTTTAGTTGCTGGCTTCCATGTTTTATAAAAATCTTTTTGTGCAAAGAATTCTAATATAATATTGTCTGTTAATTGTTCTCCTGTTTTATTAATAAAATCTACACATTTATTGATAATTTCAGAAATACTACCAGAAGGCAATTCTCCATTATAATTATTGATTTTATATTTGTATAAATTTTGAGGAGATAATAACATATCATCCACTAATTTACCAAATATAATATAAGATTTACCATCAAGATCTTTTTTTGTTATTAAAGAAATAGGACCATCTTTATCATAAGATGCTATCTTAGAATAAGATAATGCCTTAGTTTCTCTAAATTCTTGTTCACTACAACTTAATCTGAAATTTTCCATTGATCTACTTTTATCCAAACACCACAATTCTCCTTATCAATAGAATACCATTTTCCTTCAATTTTATAAGGGACAAAGAAAACCTGATTCATATTATCATCTTCAATCCATCCATTTTTAACTAATAAATCTGCAATAAATTGAGTTAAGTTATGAAAATCACATCTTCTTTTACTGTCTCTAACAAAATGAAGTCTAATAAACAAAGGTTTATCTATTTCTCCTACATATTCTCTAAACTCTTTTGATTTCTCAACAAAAATATCCTTTGTAGCTTTTTCATATTTAAAACAAAGAGGAGACTTAATTAAAAGCCCACTCTTTGTCATCATTCTAGAATTTTTGCTACTAGGAACATTACCTGGTATAAAAATTTCCATTTATTTTACTAATTCAATTTGTTTGTAATCATATGAATAAGCAAAATCATCTAAAATTTCAATGAAGCCACATCTATCTCCATAAGAGATTTGATGCTGTACTATCATTTTCATTCTATGGGAAATATAAGATAATAAATAATCTACAATTGTTCTATCTTTAAAACAACTAGAAATAATAGAATTAAGATCTACTTTAAGTTTATCACTAGAAGCACTCTTAATAATTTCATCCTGATGATTTAGCAGATACCACACTAGGGAATTACAAATATATACCCAAGGAATTACTTTATACTTATTTAATGTTGGAGTATGAATTCTAAATTCAATAGTCTTTGCTCCACCAAAAATAAGATTTACAAGATTTACCCATTTATATCTAGCATGTACTTCCCATTTTCTATTACCATCTCTATCATGTGGATGATTTGCTCCAAATCCTTCAAATACAAAACCTGGAGTTTCAGCATACATATCAAACAATTGTTTAAACTGTTTTTCTACATTAAGAGTGTTATCACAAGCATTTTTAGCTAGTTTTTTACAATAATCTTTATCTCCCTTCTTAAAAGAAGATGATGCTGTCATCATTGATGGAAACATAGCTAGAATTTGAGGCTCTAATGCTTTAAAATAATGATATGCTGCAACAACAAGTGTTTTATCTACAGTAGGAACTCCTACATGAACATGAAGAGAACATTGATGGTCAATATCACAATAATTTTGCAACACTTCACAAGTTTCATGTAATACACCAATACCTTCTTTACTTTTAAGAGGAATTGTAGCATATTCATTTCCTGTTATTGAACCATCTTTTAAAGGAATTAATCCTAGTCTAGCACATTCTGATTGTGGTACTGAACCAGAACATGTTTCAAATTCTATTCCAAAAGTTAAATTTGGAAGATTAAACATACCTATCCTATTAGGAATGTAATTATCAGAATGATATTTCTTGAAATCTTCTAATAAAAATTTAGCTCCATAGTTATTTGGAAAATCATACATCCAAGAATATTTTCTATTTCTAATAGGTGTTTTATAGTTAACACCCATACTGAGTTTTCCATTATACTTATAGATAAGATTTTTAGGATTAACATATATATCTGGATCAACTTCCAAGAAGCCAACTTCTTTTAAATATTTTTTATCAAATACAGGCATTATACCTCCAAGAATATTTACAGAAGCATTTTTAGCATAGTTTCTGCTAAAGAAACCATAATAATATTGTTGAGATAGAGGATCAAAATTTACAACTCCATAAATAAGAAAAGAAGTAGAACTTCTCATCTCTTTTTTCTCAAAATCATAATATCTACTTCTACTAGGAGCAGTTTGAGTTAAGAAATAATGAACTCCTTCTTCTACATTAAAATCATTCTTAAACATAAATTAATCCAGTGTTTTTAAAGTTTTAATTAAATCTTCAATAATTTCATTAGCTTCTTTAGTTAATTCAGAAAGTCCAGTAATATCTTGACATTCTTGTACAAACATCATAAATTGTTGTTTGCAAATTTCTATTTGTGCAAAACTTTCACTTTTAAGAGCTAACAATAAATCCTCATAATTATTCTTTACATCTTCTTTAAATTCTTCCCAACCTAATTCACCAAAATAATATTTAATGCATTCAGAAAGTTGAGTAAAATCTGTTCTTAACCATTCAGGACACAGAACATTTGTCCTATCAGATTTAAAATTACTATAGTAGTGAGACATACCTATTCTCTTGCCTATATCATTAAAATCTGTTTTAGTGTTAAAAGTTTTATAAGAATCACTAATTCCTTTAGTGATTAAATAACTTCTTAAAGTAAATAAAGGACTAAAATAGCCTGTTGGGAATATATTTCCTTTTACTTTGAAATCATATCTAGTAAAAGCATTTTCTCCTAGATACAAGAAATTTTCAGCAATAAATGGTGTGATATAATCCACTTTTCCTGTCAAAGTGTAAATTTGTTGGGCCATTTTGTAACAATGTGGATGGATTAGTATACCATCTATAAAGTATACTTTCCAATCTGAAGTATATTTGCTTGTAGTTATAAATCCTAAAGGAGAACAATTATACACTCCATTTAATAACTGTTTCTTTTGATAATATCTACCTCTAGCAAATAAAATATTGTCACTATTATAATAACCCTCAGTTGATTCTTTATCTATGTCACTTTCAAGTTTAGTTTTAGAAGGAACTATTAACACTGGAATCTTCTTATCTTCTTTCTTGGTATTAAATTTGTTACCTTCTTTATATCTTTCAGATTCTCTTTCCCAATATCTCTGATAAGCAACATCATCTTCATAATCATCACCATAACTTCCATAGCTATAATAATCATAACCATAAGCATTATGATTATGACTAGAATAAGTGGATACATAAGGTTTCTTTTGAAGACATTCACTCCTGTCATAAACAGTTTTACTTACAAGCTTTCCATTTTCAAATTTATATAAAGTATTAGGCTCTACAGGAACTATTCTTTCTTTATCATCTTTAGAATTATCTACAAAAGATAAAGATTCTTCTAAAGAAGAGAAATACCAATAATCTTCATCTATATTATACAAGAATAATGGTCTTTCTTCATCTGTAGTTGTTGAAGTACTATAAGCTTTAGATTTTCCTCTAAAAATATATACTACATCAACTCCTCTAGAAATCTTTTCTCTAATATCATAGATAACTATGGCTGCTGCACCAATATATTCAGTTAGAATTTTAAATCCTTCTTTTTTAATTAGTTTAGCTAGAATTTTAGAATCAGTTTCTCCTTTAGATTCTTTAATACCATATTTTTCAGCTAATTCTTCATGATTCTGGAGTGTTCCATTATGAATCATTACAAAATCCTCCAATAAAACATTTTCCTGTTTCAACTGTTCTTCTGTTAGAGACTCATTTACTAATACTATAGGTTGAGCATTAGCTTCTGTATGAGCACCTACAGTAGCTTTTCTACAATGTCCTAAAATAACATTATTTTCTTTAAATACAGAATCATTTTTATAAGATAAAACTAAATCTCTATAAAGTTTTTTCTTTTCTACACCATAAAGAACTTTTCCTAGTAAATATCTTCCACAGGAATCTCCTCCTCTAGAATCATTAAAAAGTCCTAACACATTAAATTTATCCCAACTAAATCTTTTATTGTCTTTTCCAATATAACCAAAAAGTCCACACATAATATTATTTTAAATAATTAAACCATAGGAATGTTAAATGTCTCTACAAGCTGTTTAGCTACTTCTACATTTCCTCCCATAGCTGTTAAGACTTCATCTTTTAATACATCTATATCAATAGAATCTTCATCGTCATTTAAATATTTATTTACTTCTTCAATAGCTTTAAGAGTATTATTAAAAGCCCATCTTAATAAACTGTCATCTTTTAGAAAATATCCACTTAAACATCTATATTCTACACCATATCTACAATGCCTAAAAGATCCAGCTGAACCATATACTTGTCTTCTTTCATTCTTAGGCTCAATAATAACTGAAGGAACTCCAACAAATAGATCAAAGAATTTTACTATAATAATATTTAATGGAGCTACAGGATCTTTATATCCTATATGAATGTGCATCATTCATTGTTACCCTATAGGCTTTTTATCCTATAGTTCTATAAGTTTAATCTATTCTTATAGATCAGCATATATTTTCACCTTCAGCATTACCTGTTAAGGGAGAACCACTCTTGGGAATATTTTATTCTATTTCTAGTTTCAATTCCTATGCTTTACAGTGGCTAGAGCTTGTTAATTCTCTAACTTACCTAGGTATTTAAGATAAGATTCCATTTTATCTTTTTTTCTTTTAAAAGAAAACTTAGAATCTTGATATAAAAATTTGTACAATTTTAAAATTTTATTAGGTTTATCAATTCCATAAGTTTGAAATCTTAATGTGTACCAATCAATAGTTTTTCCTTTATGATATTCTAAGCAATAACCCATACCTTCTATATTAGAAGAAATAATATTTCCAATTTGATCTAAAAATGATCTAGATGTACTTACTAATCTAATAGTGAAAATTCCCTTTCCATTAAATTCATAACTACCATCTCCATCTATAAATCCTCTAATAAAAGATCTATAAAATTGTTCTGGAATTTTATCAAATGGAAAAATAAATTCACTATCATAAGTTTTTCTTGGAAGAATATTATATTCTTTTAAAGTATTTACCATATGTTTAGAAGACCATCTTAATTGAGCTTGTTCTTTTCTCAACTCAGGATGTCTATTACTGATTATAATATTATTACTAATATTTAATTCAAACTTAATTAAATCTAAAACCTCTTTATCAGAAGATTGTATGTTAATTCCCATTCTATTAGTAAAACTATCAATTGTCCCATCAGCTATAAAAAATTACCTAATATGTAAGCTTTTTCATCTGTATCTATTACATCAAAATAATCTTCTTTACATTTTTTATGTAAATAATTTCTTTTCTCTATAGGTACATTATAAGTTTTTAATACTGATGCTATTGATGTTCTTGGACAATTCAATAATCTTCTTACTTCACTTGGAGATTTACCTTCTTTTATTAATTTTAAAACTTTTTCTTGAAATTCTGTCATAGTATTTTATATTACATGTTTCTGTAATACAAAGATACTTAAAAATTTCAATATTTACAAATTTTTATACTGATTTCTCATTCACCTAATTTGGTTCTTGCTTGCTAACATATTTCTATGCAGCTGGGCATGCAATTTTACCCACAGTCCTCAATGTTCCTGGAAATTCTGCTGGTTTAGGATTAACTTCACCATCTTTCCAAGCATTGTAATCTTCAGAACACCCAATTTCTTTTGCTTGAGGATGTTGTAAATATTCTTCTTTTAAATGTCCATCTGGTAGATGCAATAATGTTAAATTAGGATCTATATGGTTTAGATGCTCTTGAATATATCCTTTCATATAGTTCATATGTTTTACAAACTCTTCTACATTATTAGTAGGAGGAATATTAAATTCTGCTAGAATATTATCTGTTTGTAAAGCATAACCTTTATCTCCAATAATATAAGGAGCATCTTTAGTACCAGGAATGAAAGGAATTGCAGAGACAATCTCTGCTTTTTCCTTATTATAAATAAATAGTTCTGGATCAGATCCAATTAAGATGTTATCTACTCTTTTCATAATTATTTTCTTATAATATTACCATTTCTTAATAATACAGTTACAAAGTTTCCATTTGCTAATACTTGAGCAACTCTTGCTTGAGATTGAGGAACTTCAAAATATTCTCCAGTATCTGGATTCTTTTTCATGAATTTAATTACTTCATATAAAGTTCCTTTTTCTAAAGTCATTGTTCCTGTATTATGAGAGAAATAAACTTTTTCTTCTACTATTTTTTTATCCTCTTCAGTTTCTATTTCATCAACTTCCCATTCTTTAGAAAAAGTTTCTTCATATTCTTCTCTATCAACATACCTTAAATAAGCTTTGAACTCTTCAATTTCAGCATTATCTATAAAAGATAGTTGAGTGTCTCCAAGAGATAATTCTACAGTTTTTTCTCCTGTATCTACTACAATACTTTTTATAGATAATGGATCTAATACTCCATTTACAAATTCAAATGTTTGTCTAGTTTTAAGATCTTCCATGATAATAGAAGATATTTCAAACTTTTTCTTATATAAAGGATGTTTAGGATTAGTAATTTCTGCAATACAGATTTTAAAATTTTCTTTTGGAAGAGCTCCTAATACACCATTTACTCTAACAACATTGGATTCTTTAAAAGGTGCTTGTACTAATCTATTGAAGATATCTGCTTCTTGAGAATATTTATAGCTACTCAAAGCAGAAACTAACATACCTGCTGATAAAGGAGTAACATCTTTAATAACTTGTAAAATCATATTAAATTAATCTTTTTTTTTGAATAAGTGAATTTTGATTTACTGCATTTGTAATAAGAACTTTTGTTGCTTTTTCATATGTTGTATAGCATAAGAATTTTTTAAGATTTGTTCTCCAAGGAACTTCTACTTCTCTATAAGCACAAACAAAGTCATACAAATAATTAGGGTCAGGATTCCAAAGATCTTTCTTTAAATTTTTAGTATCTACAGCTACTAAATCTGGATAATCTGATTCTATTTGAGATTGATATGTTAATAAAGATTTATCTATATTAGTAACATTTCTAAATGTACCATTATCCATATAATAACCTAATCTTATTGTATCTTCTAGTCCACAATTTTCTTCATTATAGACTTTTAAGTTTAGATATTCTACTTTATATCCATCATAATATAAGGGAGAACATAGATCTTTGTCTAAAAACATTTTAGCTCTAGAAGTATTTGTATAGACCTGGATAAAATCCAGGTCATTATAAATATCTGAACTTATTAAACAGTTAAAGATAGAAAGATCTGTTCTTCTTATTACTGGATTCCAATAAGAAATAATTCTACTAGTCATTCTGTCTAAAATTAATTTCTTTCCAAGAGAATGATTTAGATTTCATATATTCTAAAGAAGACCAGTGTTCTCTCTTATTATCCTCACCTTCTTCTAATTCATAAGCTGCAATCCAGTCAAAATATTTAGAATATTTAGCTGCTGCATACTCAGAATTAGATAGTTCAGGAGCAGTATTCACTTCTAATACATAAGGAGAACCATCTTCTGTTACAACAACATCAACAGCTCCAAAATCTAATCCTAGAGCATTAAGAGCTCCTACACAAGCTCTAGTTAATCTAAGATCATTCTTAGTTGGTTCAGCACCTTCTCTAAGATTTCCAAATTTTCCATAATCATCCCATCCAACAACTGTCCATGCTTCTGTATTTTGAGCATGATTCCATACTATTTGATTAGGATCTTCTGGTCTAGGTTTTTCTAACAGAGCAAGAATTTTACTATGAGCTACATGAGCTCTAAACTCTTTAACTTTAGGAACAAAGTTACTATAATAATGATCTTTTTTATGAACATTATAGTGAGCTAAAAATTCTTCCCATGTATTGAAAGTATAAAAGTTTTTACCTTGATGATGAAGCAAAGGTCTTCCAATAATAGGAAATACAACCTTAGATCTATCTGTTTGAGGAGTAATGTTTAATGGACAAGGAATTTCATTTTCAGCAAATAATTTTCTAGCTAAACTCTTTACTGAAGCATTTTTTACTGCAGAAGAAGTGTTGTAAACAACATTTGCTAAATCATCTACTTGAATTCTATTTCCCCATTTAATCAAATAAGATTTATCTAATAAAGAATCTATATTCTTAGTTTTAGTCATGATAATATTACCATTTTCATCTTTAGAATATACTTCAAAGATATATCCTTTAGATTTCTTTAATTCTTTTCTAATAACTAGATAAGCATTTGTATTTTTTACTTCTGCAAATACTTTTTTCATTGAAGGTCTCCCACCTAATCCACACAAAATCACTACTTTTTCCATATTTATTTGTTTAATAAGTTACTGTTAATAAGTTGAATTAATCTTTCATGAAATTCTCCAATTTTCATCATTTCAGGATGTCCTTGGATTCCTAAACATTTTACAGGATTATTATGTTTATCTTTAAAAAATAATACTACTTCAGGTTCTACTGGAGGAATTTGTGAATATTGTTCATCTTCTCCATTAATATATTTAGTAGATCTTCTTTCAGTACTCCATGCTTCAATACTATAATTTTCTTTTGGTAATTCAAAAGGATACACCATTTGATGATGTAAAGAAGTAGTAATACATTGAAATCCATCTTTAAAAGTAATATTATGAGAGCATCCTGCATGATTAGATACATCTTGAATAACTCTTCCACCACATAGACCACAAATTAATTGTAATCCTCTACATATCCCTATCATTGGAATATTTAATTTTACTGCTTTTTTAAAGACTTCAATTTCAATTTTGTCTCTATGTTCATTTCCCCAATATGTTCTAGAAATATTTTCTCCATATATTGAAGGGCTAATATCTGCTCCACCAGTAAACATTATTAGATCAGCTTCTAGAATATCTCTAGTAATAACAGCTTCTTTATAAAAATCTAACAACCAATAAGCATATCCTACTCCATAGTCTCCAGCTATATAAATATTCATTTTTTAGATGTATTTAATTTTAAAAATTTCTCTAGTAAAACATTCTCTTCTTTTATATCTACAATTTTGAATATCATACCAGATAATTCTGTATCTTTAATCGTAGAAAAACAATTAAACATACTAGAAGGTATAGATTTACTTCTTATTTTTTTTAAAAAGTTTTTAACATTTGGAATCTCACAATTAACAGGCCAAGCACTATGACCTTGTCCTGTGAGTCCTCTTTTTGCTGCTTCTAGATATAAAAGTTCATAGAAAGTAAAATGCTTAAAAAGAAAAGGTTTAGTTTTTTCATATGATAAAACACTATTTAGAATAGGATTAAATGTGTTTTCATAACTTATTCTCACTAATGGTCCAAAATGTTTAAAGAATAATTGTCTAACTTCAGAAGGTAGTTCTATAGGTTTACTAATATCAAAAGTAGCTTGATATCCATCTAATGTATTCTTTGGATAGAGTTCTTCATATTCTTTTAAAGATCTACTTATGTTTCCTAATCTACCTGGAGAATCTGCTACAGCACAAAGATAATCATAATGAGTATGATAATTTTCAAACTTTACTAATGGACATTCCATAATTTCACCTATATAATTAAGATATTTTTCAATATCTTTCTTAGGAGTGAAAGTGTTATTAGTAAGACACAATTTAGATCCATCTGTAAAAATTCCTACTTTAACAAATTGATATTTCTCTCCCTCTGTCTGTAATTTAGCATTAAGAGAAGAATTAAATGCTCCCCAACAAGGACTTGCTGTATAATAATAATTAGTTCCTTTGTTAGAAACTCCAATAAGAGATGTAAATAAACTCATGATTCTTTATTTGTTGATAATTTTTTATGTTTAAATTCTGTCCAATCTCCACTTTTTACAACTTCCTCTTCATTTGTAATTTTTAAAGGAGATAAATAATAAACTAGATAGTCTTCATCTTCAATTTTAATATATTTCTTAGAATAGAAATCAGGATATCCTTCTAAGATATCTAAATTCCTTGCTGTTTTGTCATCTATTTTATACAGTTCAAATACTACTAGATTATTTTCTTTTGTAGGTATTAGTGCAGGAAATCTATCTGACATAGAAATCATTTTAAAAGGAACTTCTACACTAACAGTTTTAATAAAGTCTGAATGAGACATTAAATAATGATTATACAGACCTTTTCTTAAAGAGCCATATACAGCTACTTTATACTTTTTTTCCATTTTCTATAAGTTCTTTAATTAATTCTTTAGTAACAGTTTTTCCAAAGTCTCTATGAAAATCTGAGATATCTTTAGATTCAAAACCATCAGGTATTTCTACTTGAATTAAGTTATGAGTCTTAGCAATTTCAGATGCATACATTCTTCCCCAATTGTGAGATTTGTTAAAGTCATTATCATACCATATAAAAACATTTTTAAACCTTTTCTTTAGATCATTGATTTTTTCTTTAGAAGGATTTCCAGTTTCACTTTGCATGTTAACAGAAGGATAACTACTATTAGACATAATACACATGGAATCTTTTCTGCTCTTAGTAAGAATTACAGTATCTCCAGAAATAGGAAGATGATTATACAAATCCCAAATACTGAAAGGAATATTAGAAGTCCATTTAGCACTTTTACTATAAGGTCTGTATATTTTATAATAAAATTTTGAATAATATTCTGTATATGCATAACAATAGTCTTTTGTGCTAAATAATTGATTATATTCTCCATCAATTAAATAATAATGTGAAATTGGATAAACCCCAAACTCTGTTAATCTTTTATGATCTACTCCATAAGTTTCCCAATATTCAATATCCTCTAAGTTAAGATCTCTTATTCTTATTTTAATTTCATATTCTTTCTCTTTTGGTGTATAATTAAGTCTATGACAAGCTATGTTAGATTTACATTTTACATCTGTTTTAGAAATTAATTCTGAAGCATCTGCTAATGTAGGCAATTGTAAAAAAGATTGAATCAATGAAACTATATCTCCATATTCTCCACTAGCAAAATCTTTATAATAGATCTTACCATCAGGATTATAATAGATATAAAATGAAGGATGATTATCTTCCCTTAGAGGACTGTTGATTAATTGGTTTACTGGTAATTCTCCTAAGAAGTAAAATAATAACTTTAATTCATCTTTATTTCCTGTTGTTAGAGGTTTACCAATTAACATATCTTAATTAAAATGGAAGGTCATCATTATAAGGATCTTCTTCTTTCTTTTCTTCTACTTCTTGTGGTTTAGCTGGTTCTGTTGTGTCAATTTTATATTCTTTTAATTCAAAAGGATTCTCTCCATAGAAAGCATTAGATATATCTGAAATATCTGAAGCTAATTTACTATAGTCTGTAATCCAATTTCTTAAAGTAGATCTGTTATAAACAGTTTGAAACATTCTACCATCTTTACCTTCTCTAACTCCACATAACACTTTAAAAGTTTGTTCTTTACCTTCAGCTAATTTTACTAGTTGATGTAGTTCTTTAAAGTTTCCTTTAAATAGAGCTGGTACATCTTCTATTTGACAATAAGCTTGAGTAAGATCTTTTTCTACTTTTCCAGGTTGTGGTAGATTAAACCAATTAGCAATAGTTTCTACAACACTTACTTCTCCTCTATAAGCTAATCTTAATCCTTCTGGTCTAAACCAAGGATATGCAGAAGTATCTTTAGTCTTTAATTCTGCAGGTGTAATCCATGTAGAATGTCCAAAGATATTTAATACTTGTACTTTTCCTGAAGTTTTACTTGTCCAAGAAGATTTTACAATAGTTTGTTGGAGTCTAATAACTCTTTCTCTAGCTACTGCATCTTTTACTTTTAACCAGAATACAATATCTACAGTATCTTTTTCTCCATCAGGAAATTGCTGAGTCCTAACATAAATAGGAGGTTCTACTTCTTTGCCAATAATTTTTTGTAATGTTTTCTGATCTGGGTTGATTGCTATTACTTCCACAGTTGCTACCCCTACTAAAGGAAAAAATCCTTTGCTTTCTTTTCTTTCTCCAATCAACATAATTATTTATTTTTATCAATTAATAATTTAATACAAGCTTTAAAACTTTGAAGATAATTTCTATATACAACTAATTCTTCTTCAGGTAAGTTATAGTATTTGTCTTGTTCAGTAGAACAAAATTTTCTAGAATATTTATACAAGTCACCTTTAATAGTAACATAGTTAAATTTCCAATCTTTAATAGAATATTTTTCACATTTTTCTATATCATATATTTTATAAAGATAAAGTACTCTTACAGTTAAAGGTGATTTTCTTTCTACATTAGCAACATATACAATTCCATTTCCATTACTGCTTACTAAGTACAAGCTATTATTTACATTAAAATTTAAATTAGAAGTTCCTCTTGCTTTCATAATCTATTTCTTCAAACTAGGATATACTCTATCCCAATAAGTTCTTACCTCTCCATTTTCATCTGACTCAGAAATAGTTATTGTTTGACCACTAAGATAAGGACATCTACTGCCTTCAGCACCAGAAAAAGATAGATTTAGTTTATTACCATCTCTAAAAGCATAAGCTATAGCATCAACTTTAGATGCATATATATCTTTCACTTTACCTGTTAAAGCAATTTCTCTAGTATATACTTCTTCTGATAAATTTTGGGCAACATATTTATCCTTAACATGACAACAAAATATAGTTTTAGGACTTAGCCTACAGATATTATCATATAATCTCATCATTACATCTCTAGAATGCATATATCCATATCCTTGAGGTAAAGCTGTTACTTTCTCAAATCTAGGATCTGATGGAGATAATTTAGTTTTCTTATCTTTCTCATCTCTATTATATGATTTACCTTGAGGTTTATCCATATATTCTAAAGTTCCAATAATCTCAGACCATTCATCTAATCTAGTAGTTGTGTCTATAATTAATGTTTCATATGGAGGAGTATATATACCTTTTTCTTTATCATATCCTTCTTTCCATATAGCTCTAAGAATTTCCATGAATTGTTCATATTGTTTTTCTAAAGGTAAATGTGTATCTACTTTAATTTTAACAGCATCAACAAAATCACTTCCATCTTCAGTATCAATAATAAGACTATTAGGCAACTGAGAAAAAATTGTTGTTTTTCCAGCTTTTGGTAAACTATAAAATAAAAGCCTTCTTGGTTCAATAACTGCTTTAGTAATAATCTTTTTTGGTAATTCTATCATAATCCTTTTTCTAATTTATAATTTCTCATTTTTTCTAAGCCTATATAATCATCTTTTTTAGGCAATTCTTTTATTCTACCAGTTTTTCCTTCTAATAGAACAGAAATATTACTATCTCCTTCAATATTTCTAGAAGCAACTATATGTACACTTCTATAACTATTTCCCCAATCTTTTAAAGAATATCCAAGATGAGAATCTAAATTTGGATAGACATTAGGATTTAGTAAACCAATTACAAGATTAGCATCCTCTGATAAATTACCAGTACCTTTAAAATCAGCTCTTGTAGGAGCTAAATTATCTTTGGATACTTTTAATCTATCAATATTTTCAAGCTCTCTATTAAACTGTGATAAGACTATTATAGTCATTCCAAATAGATTTCTAAGAAAAACAAAACCTTCAGATAATTTATCTATATTCTCTTTTTCTGATAATCCAGGATTTCTTTTACATAATGCTACATGATCAACAATACATATAATCTTTTTCTTAGGGTCATTAGGAATATATCCAACAATCCTTTGTTTAGTGATTTTATTATTGAATTCATCTCTTTCTACTATATTTTCTCTTAACACCTTACCATTTCTTTCAGCCACTTCAAACATCATATTAAATATACTGCTTGGAGTTTCTTTATCTTGGTAAAATGTAATTAATTTAGGAGAATCTTTCTTAGGTATACCATTTTCATCTAAATCTCCAAATAATCTCACAATATCTGTATCATAGATTTCATTTACTAGTCTTAGATGTTCTGGTGTTAATTTATCTTTACATCTTCCTAAGATATAGTTAGAATCACAATAAATTCCATATTTAATATCCATGAAGTATGCTACCCATTTAGCAATTTTCTCTACCAAATCAATTTCCATTGAAAAATAGTGATATTCAACAGGCTCATTCTTTGGTAAAATATCATTAATATATGGTTGTAAGATAAAACAATTATCTAAAAATGCTGTTTTACCTGATTTAGGTCCACCACCTATTACATAATAATATTTCTTTTGAACTCCATGAATATAAGCATTTAATCTAGGTAAACCTATGTTTAGACCTTGATTTAAACCTTTTAATCCATCTTCTACAGCTCTTTTAAAAATATTATCTGTCATATACTAGTTTCTCTAACTCTATGTTCAATAACATTACCTTCTTTAATTGTTTCAATCTCTTCAGCTAATCTAGATATTTCATTTTTTTCAATAAAATACACTAGTAACTGCATATACTGCATATCTCCATATCTAAAAGAATCTACATAATGTTTAGTAGCATTTAATATCTCCTCTTTTGTATATTGAGGATATTTAGACATAAATCTTTTTAACTTGACTACTACATTAGCCAATGTTCCTCTCCATCTATAAATAGTTCCAGGTTTTGCTCCTTTAGGAAACATTTCAATCATTTCTTTAGCAAGAGAAATAATCTCATCTGATTTAATAGGACTATTTCTAGTAGAGACTAATTTCTGTCCTTTAGTTCTTAATACTATTTTACTATCAAGTATCTTTATGAATAAGTTCTCTTGTAGCTTTAATAGATCATCAAAACTCCTTTCTACACATTCAGGAATTAAGTTAGATTCTACTGTAGCTAATAACATAAATTGATTGACTGTTACTCCTGCTTCTACCAACCTCTCCAGTCTCAATTCCATATTAATCCTCCTTCTCTAATTCTTTCAAGATCTTATTAGCAATAGCAATTCTCCTTTCATATTTTCTTCTAATAATTTCACTTACTAGAAAAATAGTTGTTTTGGGAGGAAGTTTTAGATTAATTAATTCAGTTAGACCCCATACTTTGTCTTCTAATGTTTTTACTTGTAATAACTCAGCAATTCTTTTTGCATTTTCTTTACCTAATCTTACTACTACTCTTACATTAAAAATGTCTTTTCCATAACCCTTCATATCTTCTTCACATTTTAAGATTGTTTGATTTTAAGTTTTTCTCTCCATAAATATGCACTTTTAATGTTAAATAAATTATTATTTTTCTGGTAAAGCTAGAGATAATTGTAATGCTCTTGCTTCTGCTTTATCTATATGTTCTACTAAAGAACTAGCTTCTTTTACAGTTCTTTCTATTTTAGCATCACATAGAGTATCTCTAATCTTCTTTAAATGATCTTCATTGTAATCAGAAATAAATATTTTACTATTAGGAGTTCCATATATTATGGCTAACCTATAGTTTGTCCCAGTATCTACTATATCTTCTATATAATAAATAAGTTGAGTGTTTAACACTTCAGTTTTAATTCTACCAATTTTAACTGGCTTACTTTCTATCTTTATTAGCATTTTCTTCAATAATTTTGTCTAAATAATTATTTATTATTTTTATTGTTTTATCTGGAATGTCTTTTAAATCTTTATTTTCTTTAGCATATTCTAATACAGTTCCTATTCCAAATATCTTATATAAAGTATTAGTACTTGGAGTAATAAGAACTAATATAAGAAAGCATATGTTAGAAATAAATGCATTTCTAAGCCACTTTTTAGCAGATTTCTTTTCAAAACCCTCATCTTCTAGGTTTGTATAACTCCACAACATTCCTAATATTGTAACACTGGCTATTGAAGATATAATCAACAATAGAATGAAAATAAATTTAATAGTATCTGCACTTTCTATTAAATAAATTGACCAATAACTATTCATCTTCTGATTTTTTAATAATTTGTAAATTTTCTTTATTTACTAATTGCCACCAAATTATAGCAAGCACAACATTTACATATAATAGAAGCTCATTCACTTTGACTTTTTTCTAAATAATTATTTACTGCTTTAATGAAGTTTTCAGGCAACTCTTTTACTTTTTCATTTGTTTTGCTATATTCTATAACAGTTCCTAATCCTATTATTCTATAACAAGACTTTGTAGAAGGAAGCAATGTTACAGACAATATTAGTACTGCCAATATTGGTGTTATCTTTTTAAGATGCTTTTTAGCAAGTTCTTTTTCTCTTTTTCATCTCTTGCTATAGAAGCAACTATTAAGAACACAATAAAAAGTATAGACACAATAATTAGTATTATACTTAACAAAGCAATAAAGTTGTCTGCTTGTTCAATAAAATAAAGTAACCAGTAACTATTCATCTTCTGAACATTTAATGATTTGTAAATTTTCTTTGTTTACTAGTTGCCACCAACAAACTAATCCATATCTTTCAGCTTCTTCTAAAGAATCTGCTTCTCCAATTAAATCTTTCATACCACCTTTAGGATAAACATTGGCACTAAAAAAGATTAGAATCTTATTCTTCATAATAATTTTTCTTTAAATAAAAATTAAATACTAACTTATATCCATAAACTTTATCTATATTCTTTATGATAGTGAATAAGAATGTATATCTTTTAAAGATATAAAGCTTATTATCATTTATTATCCATGGTAGAAACTACATGAAATTTAGGTTTACAAATAGAAAGACAAGAAAAAGGAATTGCTAGTATAAAACTTTTCAGATCATAAACAGTATTTGCATTCCTTATTGTTATTTTAGTTTTATGTTTTATTAAATCTCTTATTCTTTTTATTGAAAAATAATCTCCAGCAAACAAAAGCTCATAATGATAAGGTATTCTCCAAACAGTAGTTTCTATATTAGAGAAATCATATGTATCTTTATCATACTTCCAGAATTTATCATGAATTTCTTGTAATTCATATGTAATGCTTTTTTTTAAAGAAGCTTGATAAGTGATATACATTATACATGTAATAAGTGTATCTAAAATAAACATTCTATGTTGAAGTTTTTCAAAATTTCTTCAAAGTTCCTAAATATTCTATCTCCAATATCCAATGATAAGCTAACATTCTTAGAATTCTCCAACATCTTAACTTCTTTAAGATAAAAAATATTATTTTCTTTGTCACATATATAAGTATTTATGGTGAATAAAGTTATTTCTTCTTGGAAAGTACAGTTTATAATAGTACAGTTATGATAAACTCCTTTCTTAGAATCTTCTATTGCCTCTTTTAATGTAAATAATTTTCCTCTCCAATATAATTCTCTGTTTCTTATTACAAATACTCCAACATATTTAGAAGATTCACATCTACATTGTTTTCTTAAATTTGAATGATATGTATTGATTTCTTTACCAAGATAACTTCCCCAACCAATACCATAATCAAGTGAAAACAAATATTCTTGAATTTCTATTTCCTTATCTATATTAAAAATTATGTAATAAGAATGATTTCTTTCAATTTTAATATTCATAAGGAATAATATGTATTTGATTTCCTACTTCTGTTACTTGATACATCTCTAAATAACTAGAATGTTCCCAGTAATCCAGAGCTTCTTCTACAGAATCAAAATGTCTAACTTCATCCCAGTTAGTAGAATAAATATTAGATTGAGGAGTTTTAAAGAATCTAAAATCTCCATTATTAAATCCTAAAGGCCTTTTCATATTAAATAATTACAGTGTTAAACTTACTTTTAATAATTAAAATATTTCTTGGACTAAGTCCTAATAATTCACATATTTCTTCTTTAGAAATTATTTTCTGTTCTTTTTCAATAAGTACTCTCCTTAAATAATCTTCTCTTTTAGCAATACACCAACTATAATTTCCATATTTAGCCCATTCAATAAAATTAGGAGTAGATCCATTAAATCTATGATCATTAGAAATAACATAAATTCTACCATCTTCCATGTACAAAATACCATGAGAGACAGTTAAACCACCTTCTGTGTAAGTTATATAAGCTTTATCTTGTCCAACTTCTTCTATGTAATCAGACAATTTCTTTAATAAAGATTCTATCATTTTTTCTTTGTATTATAAGACCTTCTAAACTTTTTTACTTTGTAATTGTTAATCTTTTCCTTAGATTGATAATTTTCAAAATAATCATTCTTTTTTCTAGCCATGATATTTATTTTAGTTGTTATATCTTTTCTTTAGTTCTTTCCAATCTTTTATAAAATCTAAAATAACACTAGAAGAAGAGTTGAAATTAAGAATATTAATACTGCAACTATAAAAGCTATAATTTCATATCCTTCTACAATCTTTCCTTGAAAATATATTGCTGAAAATAATAAAGACCCCAGAATAATAGAAAAAATAATATTAACTATTACTTCTATAATAAACTCTTGTAAATAAATTTTTTTTATAGGATGCATAATTTAAATATTTATTATTCTTTTGGATATAGGCTTAAACAAATGTGGATAGTTTTCTCCATTTGCATAACCCATAATTCCTAAACAAGAATCTCCAATAACTTGTACTAATGTATCTTTAGATAAATTTAAAATTTCTTTAAGTTCTTCTGCTGTAATAGAAAATACTTTTTCATTTTCAAGAAAAGCTAAACTAGTACAAACTTTCCATCCAGGAAGTTCTGTAAAAGAATCATAGCTATGAGGAAGATTTTTTAGACCTTTTCTATATGAATAAAGCATTTCTTTATTATCCAACTCTTTTATCCAATTAAAATAGAATATAAATTTATTTCCATTAAGATATAGATGTCCAAACACTTTAGTTAATACAGTTTTTTCTCTTTCTTGCTGCATATTATATATATCAGTTATATCCTTGACATATAAAAAACATCTTTTTCCTAAAATATCTTCAACTTTCATGTTTTATTTCAGAATAAAGTTCAACAATTTCTTCATTGATAGGAATTATATCCCAGTTACCAGAATGTAGTCTATATTCTACAACTACAATTGCTAGTTTGAGACAATTATTTATCCATGTTTCACCAGCACATTCTATCTCTGTTATATTTTTTCCTAAAAATGTCTTTTTTTTGAAAGCTCTTATTGGAAGATTAATTTTAGGGTTTTCTTTATCATAAAGAATATAAGTTTTATTATCTATATTAGATAGAAAATCAGCAAGATCTAATACAGCTTTAGATTTATTAGAGATAAAGACTTCAATATTATTTTCTTTTGCTTTTTGCAAAAATTCTTTTATTAAATTCAATTCTTGTCCTAATTTTATATCAGGAAATCCTGAATAAAAATTTCTCCATCTATTACCTAAAAAATCTTTATCTGTAAGCCAATTTAAAAAAGAATTTGATAAAGTTTCTTTTCTTCTACAAGGATCATTCCAAAGTAGTTTATATAAATCTATACCTGACACTTTACCATCAGGCAAAATTAGATTAGAACCTGTTACATCATAAGATAAGGTTATAAGTTTATTTTTATTTTTAAAAGTTATCTCCATCACTTGATTCTCCTTCACAATAAGTTAAATTTTTAATTTAATTTCAAAATCTGCTAGTTTTCTGAGATCACTTGTAGGAACTTTAACTATTATATCTCTAGATCCATTTCTTCTATAAGGAATATAGAAGTCATAAGGAGTATCATATACTAGTTCTTTACCTTTAATTTTAGCTTCTATATAAGGAGGTAATTTATTTGTTTGCACATATATAGCTGTTTCTTCTGTTGCAAATATTACAAAGTCTTCTTTACCATATATCCATCCAGGATTACCTCTTACATTTAAAACTTCAATCCAATGTATAGTTCCATCTAAAGGACCTGTCGATCTTCTAGCTCTTTTTAATGCTTTGATGTCATAACTAATCCAAGGACTATCAGAATCTTTTCTCCACCAAAAATCTATATGATTAAACATATCTTCTTTTCTTGATGCTTTTTTAATTTCTCCTTTAAAATAGTCTTGATGAATTTTCATCATAACATTTTCCCATTCTTTACCATATTTCCATGCTTGTTGCCTTGTTACCATTTCTACCCTTCATATCTCCACTCAATAAGGTAACTAAAATAAGATTATGTGGCATTAAACATTAGTTTTCTAAATATTCTTCTATTATAGCTTGTTCAGGAATCACTTTTAAAACTTTTATTTTTATGGTTTCTCTTGTATCCCAATCAAAATCTTCTTCTAAAAATTCAATAATTTCATTTTCATGATAATAGCAACAGTCACTTCCTATTATAGAAAAGCTACTACCATCCCAATTTATAGGAGCTATAAATTTTGTCTTATTAGGTCTTTCACATATACAAGTGAAAGTTTGCTCTTTTAGATTATCAAAATCTAATTTTTTAAATTCTTCATAAGTCATAATAATTCATCTTCAAATTCTTTTATAATAGAATTTAGTAAATAAACAGTTTTAGGAACAAAACCATATTCACAGTCTAAAAATTTTAGTGCATCTTCTTTATCAAAACTTCTATCTATTCCTGGCAATAACAGATAGTTGTTACAAGTTTTTTCAACAACTAAATAAGGTCCTATTCCAGCATCACAGACATTTCCTTTAAGAAGAAATAAAATACTTTCTCTATCTACACTAGGAAAGTCTTTATTTAAGAATTCTTCTACAGTCATACAAAAGCAATTTTGAAATTCTTCAGAGAAAAAAGTTGTACATTCTTAGTTTTAGGATCTTGGATACTAATATAGTGAAAATGTCTTAATTCTTTTTCTTTTGTATTGTAGAGATGTTCTTTATCTATTTGTACTGTAATAGAAGTATAAGTTTTCTTTCCAGTACCTATTTTTATAGGTTTTATATCTTGAATGTATCTGAAACCTTCAGTCACATCTTGACCTATTCTAAAATTTTTATATTTGTCTGTTAGACAAAATACTTTAACTTTCTTTTTCATATTAACTTTCTTTAATTTCAAATAGTATATCATACATTCTATCAAAATTACTACTATTAACCCAACATTTAGAGTTATCTTCTATCCAATAAATTTGAGCAGTAATAGATTTTGAAAATAGTGTAGTAGTTTTTTTTAAAACAATAATTTCTAATTGTTCTCTAGTAGTTTTTCTTTCTACTATATAATGCTTATCTTCTAATAAATCTTTTAATCCAAACATATTTTTACATAAATAATAGGCTCCTCTGTAGAGATATTATTTTCTTCAAATAATTCACTAAAGTTAATAGAAGTGACACTTTTTAAAGATTTTACAAATTTAGAATTAAATATTCCTTCATACATATAATCATGACCTTTACTTTTCTTATATAAAGAATAATTTTGTATTATTCTTTCTTTATAAGAATCTGGTAGAGTCATAGATATTAAATGTTCTCCTTTTTTTAAAGATTCTAAAGTTAAAGGTTCTAATGATAATTTATTGAAAGCTTCAAGATCAATTTTACTATCTAAAATCTTAATATATTTTGTATTTACATGTAATATAAGTCTCTTTATTGGCTTTTGAGAATTAAGATTTTTATAATAATAAAATCTTTCATAGAAACCTTTTCTTTTTGAGACAATATAAAAATCCAAGATTTTTGCTATACAAGCACAAATACTTCCTATATATTGTTGATTGTTATTTTCTGCAAATAGCTTTGGAGGAGATACTTTTAACTTTAATTTTTTATATGTTATAAAAGGTTCTTTTGTAATTGATGATAGAAATTGTCTGTGAAAAACTAGATCTTTTAAATGTTTTTTGTTCACTAAATAAAATTCAAAACTTTTCATAATAATCTAATTATATTAGTATCTAGTTCTTCTAAAATAGCTTTTAAATTAATAGTTTGAATTCTATCAGAATATTTTTTCATAATTTTAGATTTGTTTGTACATAAATAATAGCCATCAAAAGTTTCAAGAAAATAATTTTTTATATCTGAAAGTTCTAATTCTTTTTTAAAGAGAAACCAAGATTTAGAATCTTCTAGTTTAATTTCATTAATTTTATTCTCAATTAAGATATTATTTTCTGGTTTATATGGAAGAATATTTCTTAAAGGTATAGTTGCAGAATTAACAGGTACTACTAAAAGTAAATGATTCTTAGATATTGAATAACAATAGGATGCAGAATAAATATCATTTTTAAAGATTAAATAAGAGAATTTTTCTTTTTTAGAAGAAAATGAAATGGCTGATTTTGCAAAAATATCTTCAAATCTAGTTTTAAAACTAGTACCAGATATTCTTTTGGGTCTTAAAAACTCTTTTATATTTAAAACATATAATGCAAACATTTTATGAGATTATAATGATTAAAGGATCTACTTCTTTTTCTTCAAGAATTTCTTCTATTCTACTATGTACATAACTAGTTATGTTTTCATAGGATGAAAAGAAATCTCTTCTAAGTTTTTCTGAAAGATTTTTATCAAAATGAATTTGTTTATATTGAGCTAGATTAAAAACATCTATAGCATTGCAATCATAACTTTTATTCTTGACTCTAAAAACAATATTTCTTTTTTCTTTGTCTTGAAAATAACTATCCAAACTAGGTTTTAAGACTTCATATTCTTTTATATAAAGAATTTCATCTTTAGGAATCTTTGGAAAGATATTAAGAATATCAACAGATGAAGATTCACCAAAACCTAAATATTTCCTAGAAAAAGATATTAAAGCTTTTGAGTATGTCAGATACCTCTTACAGGATACTGAAAATATTCTCATGTAAAAGTAATCTGTATCCTCTTTTTTAAGAATATTTCCTTTCCAAATTGCAAATGAATAGGGAGGAAAATATATCCACTCATTAGGTCCCATCTTTTCCTCCCTATAATCTAATTTTAATAGTTTATTCCTATTAAATAATACTAACATATTATTTATTTTTAAGTCTTCTTTTTATTTCTTCTGTAGAAACTTCAACAAAACCATAATCTCCTTTCTTATCTTCAATAATAGGAGTCTCTTTCCATCCTAAACAATAATTAAAACCTGGTTTTGGATTACTAAAATCCATCATTTTTAAATAAGCTTCTTTTTTCATAATAAATAATTTAAAATTTCTTTTTCTTTAGTTCTCTATGTGTGTAAATTATCAAATACCTATGACATATATTAAAAGAAGTAATAATAGAAAAATAATACCTATTATACCTCCAGTAGATGGTTTACCTGGATCAGGTCCAATATCTGGCCTCATATGAGGCTCAATATAATCAGGACTGTTAGTGGTATAATCCATATAAGGATAGTTATCCATAATTTTAAATTTTTATATCTTTTTTCTAATATTTCAGTAAATCTTAATAGTTAATCATAACTATTTTCTAAAGTTAATACTCCTTCATAAGGTGTTGCATATACTTGTAAACTTTCTTTCTCAGTAAGTTCAACATGAATTTGTTGTGTGAAATTAATAACTGTTACTGTGTTGCCAGTTGCAGATGTGATCATGAGAATATCTCCTTTTGCAAAATTAGTATCTGTTGATTCAGATGTTAATAATACAAAGGGACAAATATCATTTAAAGATTTAGGTTTTTCTTTAATACCATTTATTTTTAACATGTTATTCCTCTCATTCTATTTTAACAGTGTCAATGTAGTTATCTATAAGATATCTCTCTTTAATTGCATCTTCTTTAGATGAATGTATAAGAATACTGTTTTTGTATGTTCCATTACTATCTTTATAAATATTTACCCATCCTTCTTTCTTTTCTGATTTCATAAATAAATCAAATCTAGAAAAGCACTGGGATTTTCCATTAATATTATGAAGAAGCATTTCTTCTATATCTCCTTCTGTATGTAGAGCAACAATTGGGTAATTTCTGTAACTTCTTTTATCAAAGCAAATAATTCTCACATCATTTCCATCTCTATTACATACAGGTTTACCTGCTTTGGCTTCTTCTAGATTGAAAGGTTTCATAAATTATTTTTTCTTTGTTTTCTACTTAACTTTTTCTTTCCTTTATGAGGACTAGGTTTACCAGCTTGTATTTTTCCTATTAGATTAGCAGAATAATCAACATTTGTATCATTAAATTTTGGATTAGAATGATAAAAATGATTGTTTTCTAATGTCATACACATTAGAGGAAGTATTAGATTTGATATCTTTGACATTGTTTTAAGGATTTTTAAATTGAATAATAGTATCTGTTTTTACTAATACAGAATCTCTATAGGTATATTCATATTTTACTTCTAGATTACCTCTTAGATATTCTAAATGAGATTTTTCTTTGGAAGTAGTTAAGGCTATTAACCATCCAAAAATTAGTATTATAAATATACTAGTAGGAAACATAATTTCCACAGTAGAAAGTTCTTCTTTAGTTCCTAGTATATAGATAAATACCAAACCTAGTATACTTAATATTATAACTATTATTGCTGCATAAATCATTTTAATATAGATTTTTTAATTGTTTCTAAAATAGTCATATAATAGATTTTTCTATGTTTTTAATAAGATGACCTGTTGTAAAATCAAATTGTTCTAAAGGAACCATGTATGATGGTGTAACTTTTTTATCTTTATAAGGAATTTTACAAGTTTTATAAAGATCATAATTACCATAAGTCCATTCATATCCATCCATAGAAAACATCATTGGATGATTTAACTTATATTTACTTCTAAGATATGATTTATAAAATCTATCCCAATAATCTTCTTCCTTGGATGGAAATATTAAACATTTTCCTACTTTATCTAATTTTCCATTTTCATCTAAATATAGTCCTGAGTTCTCACTTTTTTCTTTATAAATATAAATTTTTTTATCTTCAGTTAATTTAACTTTACAATGATTAAAACAAGGACTATAATATACATCCATATAAGATGGATTAGTTTCTTCTAATATTTCATATACTGTTTTATTCATAAGTTAGTGATAATTATAAGGTTCTTTTTCCATATTATTTAATATTAAATACTATTTATCTTTAATCTTAGCTACTGAAAAAGCTTTTTTAGGATTAGGTTTATCTGTAATTTACATTTAGATAATATAGATTTTAAAATAAGTTTTTGTTTTGTTGTTATATTATCTGAATAAATTGATGTATGGCATAGGATCTAGTATGAAACTGAAAATTAATAGAATAATAAAACATATTATGCCATATATGAATTTTTCTTCTAAACTTCTATTGTCTTCTCTATTTGTAGTCATATTCTGTTGTGAATGTTATTTCGTCTATGATTGAATAAAGATTTGGATTAAAGGATATTTCTTCTCCAATTTTAAAGTTATCATCTTTTCCATTTTGAATTAAAACAGATTTCTGTTCAGAAAGACATAGTATAATTCTACCTTTTCCATGATCATAATCATTAACTAAATACTGTTTTTGTATAAAATATGGAAATTTTGCTTTAAAAGTTTTATTTTTTATTGAGGTTATCATATAGATTAGAATTTAAAAGTTATGTAGATGTTGAAGATAAATTGAAATATTATTCCCTAGATGTTTAGGAAAAACAAGAAAAAATGGAATAGCCATATTTCAGACTATTCCTTGGTTAAGATTAAGCATTGTCTTGCTCAATATCTTCTTCATGTATTTCTTGTGTTACAAAGTCATCTTCATCTACCATTTCTGTGGTCTCAACTAAGAGATCTTCATAGTTAGGATCATTCTCATTCATACAGAAATATAAGTTTCTGTAAATAGGTAATCCTTGATGTAAATGAATCTTTGCAGGTGTTCCCTTCTCTTCATTTGCAGGTGTCATTTTAGGTTGCTGAACTTTATCTTCAGTTTTCCAAAATGGTTCACCTACTTGCTCTCTCACTGAGATTCTACAATTAGGCCATACTGTTGCAAGATTTGTACCAACTTTGAGATCATACATTTCCATGATCTCTTTGTCAATGGTCATTCTAATGATCCTGTTTTGCTTAAATAAAGCTGCTCCTCTACTGATGATAGCTTTACTTTCAATTCTAATTCTTATAAAATTAGGATTGTTACTTTCACCAAAATCTAAACCATTTTCTTCATCAAAGGGTACAATAATAACCCCAGCTTTCTTCTTTGACATAATTTTTAAATTGAGAGATAATAAGTTTTAAGGTAAAATGTGGTATTTTAAACTTAAAATTAAGAACTTGTACCACAAAGTTTTTTGAGAATTGAGTGAGACTCAATACATCCTTTTAGGATTTCTTGAATAAACCAATATAAAAATGACAAAAACAGAGAATAAGGTTTTAGCTATCTTTATTCTAAGATTGAATAGGTGAGGAGTTTGGAGGATTGAGAGAGACAAAGATGCTCAATATGTAATCTAACTCTCTCTTTCTCAGGTAAATTACTCCAATGTTTAACTTTAAATCCCTGTAAAGGAGATTCTAAAGCATTAACAATAAAAGTGTATGGTAAAACAGTATGTTTAATAGCTTTACCATAAACAGGTTCTTCATATATTACTTCACTAGTAATATATTGTTTTTTACCATAA